ATTTCCGGTTTCGTCAACGATTACTTTCAGACAGGTACCTGCCTTGAAGAAGGCACTGCTACACTTTTAACCGGTCAAGTAGTTTATTGTAAAAAGCCTTGACACCGTTATTACACTGTGTTAATCTGTAACCTAATTAATTATTTTTTTATGGGTTAAAATTTATGGAAATGTTTTTACAAGCGGTTGGTATTCCATTTGCAGTTGGTGCTATCAGCGGGGTAGCGGGATTACTTCTATTCCGTGGTACGGTAAGCGCCTTTAAAACCTTTATGACAATTGCCATTACTGGCGGCCTATTACTTATAGGTCTTTGTTATTTCTACGATTTTATCCCCGAAGAAATGAAACAAGACGTGTTAAACGTATATCAGCACGCATCAACGCATGTTATTGAATACGTTAAGTCGTTGGTTTAAAAGGGAATATTATGTTTACAGATGCTGGTATAACAAAACTACTGCGCGATGGTGTAATTATCATAATAGCCGTTGGCGTTGTAATCGGTTTAATCATTGCGGGGATTGTAGCATGGGTGTAGGTGTAGTTGATATCTTCGGTTGTACTGGCCTGTTGACCGTTGCCATTCTAATGCTTTATTTTGGTCGTACCGCGTATAACAACGATAACGCGATTAAGTATATGGTCTTAACGGGAATAGGTTCCTTCTGTCTTATCGCCCTGTCAATCATTATGACATCTATCCTTAAAGGGGTGCACTAATGTTTAATCTTTTACTAACTGTTATAGTTTCTGGACTGTTCGTTACTGGCGGCATCGTGTCTGTTTATCTTGCCTACCGTTTTTTAACGGTTCCCAACGCTGACGGATTTAAAGCGCTTGTAACGTTGTTTGGCGGTTCCCTGTGTATCGTTCTTGGGGTATCATTACCCATGATGTATTTCATTGGAACGATTTTATTAGTAATGACAGGCAAATAACAATGGTTTCAACACTTTTTACGGTTTTAATGGGCACCATTCTAATGTTTTTGGGATTGTACTCCCTTACAGTGGCAAACAGTACATCCGATGAAAAAATCGTTGAAAAACTGTCGTACATATTTGTTTCTGCTATTACACTATCAGCCGCAGTCTTATTTCTTGCAACTGCCGCCTTGGAACGATACTTCTCACATTTAAAAGGTTTTATATCATGAGTCCAGCAGCCTTAATTATTACTGCCTTAATTATTTCTACAATATTGGCAACAATCGGATCTATTATGATCATGGTTGCCAAAGTTGCTATGTCAGAACATGTCGAAGATAAGAACTTTGGTAAACAGGTGTGTACAGTCATTGGTCTGACGTTCTTCGGAACCTTTTTAATACTGGTAGCAATAGCAATAACGGTAAACGAAATATTAACATTACTTCCAAAATAGGTGCAAAAGTGATTTCAACTACCTTAGTAATTTTTAGTACAATTCTTTCAACTATTTTAATGGTCGTTGGTGTCACGTGCGCCAATATCGCCAATGTACATTTCCACGCACAGGTTTCTAGAACGGAATACAATAAACGCTTCATGAAATATCTAATTATGATGTCAATCGGCTGTGCGGCAATCGTAGCCAGTATTTCTTTAATCATAATCACATTTGTAAGGACAGTATAATGGAGTTCCTTGAATTTTTAATGGCCTGTGTCTGTGTCTGTCTGTTGGCAGTAGGGCTTACCTTTATCCTAGGTGCTGGTCAAATAATTCAAAACGTTTCCACGAAAAACTTCATTTTAATGATGCTGATAGGTTCTACCTGTATCTTCATCAGTCTTATGGGTGCGGTTAAGTTAGTCCTTATTTTAAATGGATTTGGTAACTAGGAGAATCTTGTGGCGCTTGCATTAAACCTTAAACAGATAGATTGGAAAACAGTTGGAAAAAGGTTGTATGATGGTTATGTCGAATCTGGCAGCAGTATTAACACCGTCAACAACATTAAGGGCGTTTTCTACTATCATATGGTTAAAGACCATATTGGAACCTTTTTAAATCTGTATTACTTTCTGAAGGACGAAGGTGCCACACAGAAGAAGCCTGTCTATACGGGCGATGATGATAGTGCACTATGGGTTGAACCCAATGGTGTTCTGGTTATTCGGGATAATTCAGTAGGTATTGAAGAAAATTTTACTGTGTTCCAGATGGATAATAGTCCAGATAAGATTAAGTTCCGTTGTATGAGCGCTTATCGCCGTGAAAAGAAAATGGCACATCCTTTGTATGGGGATATGGTCACGGTTCCTTCATTATCTACCTATCGTAAGAACGGTTGGAAAGGTGAATACGATGATGCCCGTGATGCCTGTTACATATTTAAATTTGATTCATGGGATGAAATGATTCAGGATGCTTATGTCCGTGAAAATAGAATCGTTCGTGCCCTATGGATACTAAACCAGAACTGGTATGATATTCAATGCCAAATTCGAAACGACGAGGAATTTTTATGAACCGTGGAGATATTGAAGAACTGTCTGGACAAGCAGAATATATGCTTTGGGTAGCAGAAGTACAGATTGAAAATCTAACAGACCTTTTGCGTCTTGCGCTGGAATGTATGGATGAAACATCGTATGAACACTTCTACCATATGGCGATTAAGGGTATGTCACAGGAAAAGATTGTGGAATTCAGTCAACAGTTGAAAGAAATATTGGGAAAAAATGAAACAGAAGCCAATAACGCGTAAAGAAGCCCTTGCGAAAGGATATAAATTTTATTACACGGGCAAAAAGTGTAAGAACGGTCATAATGACTTAAGATATGTTTCTACGTATGTATGTTTGGAATGTCATAGGGAACATCGAAAAACAGAAGCTGGTAAAAAAGCTAATTATCGTGCTGCTCGTAAGTATTATTTGAAGAACAAGGATAAAGTTCATGAGTATAATCGGAAGTATTATAAGAAATACTATCAGGAAAACAAGGACAAGTTTTATGGCTATATGAAGAAGTGGCGTGGAAAGAATAAGGAATATCTTAAGGCGCAACGTTCTGTAAATCGTAAAGAATTGCTGGAACAAAGAAGGGAATGGGTGAAAAATAATCCAGAAAAGATGGAACAGTATAACGCCAAAAAACGCGCACAGTATGCAGCAGCTCGTGGCGGTAAAGTACGCAAATATGAAAGGGGTTAAAATATGAATAATCAATATCGTGTAGTAACATCAACGAATCATACACAATTTGCAGACCAATTAACTGAACTGGTTAATGTTGGTTGGATAAGACTGGGTGACATGCAGACATGTTCTGTCTATAATCCAACCACTGGAATTGTTGTAACTTGGTCGCAATTGTTATGCAAATCACTAAACAGTAATTTAAGGGCTGCGGCTTTGGATTGAAAAGCTTAAGTCCACCTTTGAACACCGTAAAAACTGTAGGGAAAAATGAAATGAACGAAAATAGTGAATTGAAAAAAAAGAACGACCAACTGAAAGTGTTGTCAAGACAAATTGAAGGTGCAGTCAGTGGTCGCGAATTTGCAAGTTGTCATGCAGACTATGCAATTGTGTTAAGAAGAAGGAACGAAAAAATGGCGGCTCTCGGCCTCTCCGAGGCTCCAAACGGTGGGAACAGGGTTCTAAATCTTTTAAAGAATTTGTGGGGCAAGCGTTTTGTAACAAATAAAAGGTAAAAAATTATGTTTAAGTTAAAATTTAAAAATCAACGCGGAGAAAAGTAATGGCACCAGATCACATAATAGAAATGATGCAAGCGCTTCTTGTTAATGCGCTGGATGAAATGACAGGTGAAAGCTTTGAAAGTGTTTTTAACCAAACAGTAGAAGACCTTGAATTGGAAGGTGAAACACTTGAAGAATTTGAAGAATTGGTAAGCAATTTAATAGAATTGTCTGACCCCGAATAATTAACCGAAAACATTGGCGAGAAAAACATATGAAACAGGAATCACACATAGTATATAACGTAGATGGATTATCACGATTACTAGAAGCAAGAAAACACCAGTTAATATTAGATAATATGAAAATACCAGATTCTGTACACTATGTGGATGAAATCTGGTTATCCTACAAGAATAATGAAAATACGAACATTCTGGATATTATTGTTGATAAAATGCAGAACGAATATCATATGATACGAATTGATAGGAATCGACTACACATATCAGATGAAAACTTCACAATGACATTGATTCAGTCTAATTCCATTAATATATCTGCACTGACAGGCTCATGTTTTTCCAAGAAGAAGAATCTTTACAAAGTCATCAGACAGAAACTTTCCAATATGATTGAACTGGCCGAGGCAGCCAAACAAGATAAGTTTCGTTTACAGTGGTATTACGCTACTGATAATGGATACACATATTCCAATGTGGAAGACACAGCGGACGCAACATTACTAGATAACGCCTACCCATTATTGGACGGTGGAGTTGATAAGTTTGTCAACGAATATTTGAATTCGGATGAAGCTGTATTGATTTTGCGCGGACCACCGGGCACGGGGAAGACCCATCTTATTCGTAAAATTTTGGGTGAAATGTCTAACCGAAAAGGAAAAGTCAGCCGTAGTATCTATACAGGCGACGAAAAGGTATTCAGACATGAAGGTATTTTTATTAACTTTATCGTTGATGAAATAGATGCCTTTGTCATTGAAGACGCGGACTACCTATTGGAAAGTCGTATGGATGGAAACAACATTATTCACAACTTCCTTAAAGGTGCTGATGGTTTAGTATCCGCACGCGGCAAGAAGATTATCTTTTCTGTAAACCTGAACAACAACATTCGTATCGATGATGCTTTAATCAGACCCGGCCGCTGTTTTGGTATCTATGATATTAATCGTCTGGATAACACGGATGCAAATTTGGTAGTAGACGAAATTGCAGCGCAAGAACGGGTAACATTACCAGAAGAATTTGTGTTGACTGAAAAGAACTACAGTATTGCAGAATTGTATAAAATAGTACGTTCGTTTAAAGTGGACAAATCGCCACAGCGACAAACTGTAATGGAATTAAATCAATTTCCTGAAGAAGCCCCCGAAGTAACAGGCGAATAATTAGAGGACTTTATTATGATGTCAAATGGTACTAAAAATATGATCTGGATTAATGTTCTTATAGTGGCATTTGTTGCCTTTGGGGTATTCAGTGGAAATGTATGTGCCTCGGAAGAACCAGAAGGGCATTATGGATTGGCCGCATCTATAGGTTCAAAGCATTTTATTCAACGGGATGCTGAATATGCCTACAACGAATCAAACCCTGGACTAGCAGTTGTTTATTACTTTCCTGATGATAGTCGGGCTATCTTAACTGGTTTTTATAAGAATAGTGATAGTAATGAAAGCGTTTTCGTAGCATATAAAATGTATGCAAGACCGTTTCGCAATACATCAGTAAACCCATCTTTAACACTTGGAGCAGCAACTGGATATGACAATCTACCATTATTTCCAATGTTTGTCGTAGCTTTGGATTTTCATGTTATCAATAACCATAAACTTAATCTACTAGCTGCACCATTAGCAAGTGAAAAAAGCGAAGATGGTTCACGAAACTATGGTATGGTTTTGGGATTACAATACGAGTATGAATTTCGATGAATTATCCAAGTACGCCGTTTCTACAACAGTTGAAAGAACAGCTAGCAATTTACTATGCTGACTTTGACCGCATTAAACCCAAACGCCTAAATCAACTCGAAAAAGAATATAAGTATGTGTATGATAGTCAGTATGATGTCATTCCTGTTATTCGTGATATAGAAATAAGCCATTTGCTTGGTTGTAATGAGGTTGTATTGCCCCATCTGGAAGCTGAATATGAAAAACTCAAAGTCATGATCGAACAACTAAAAGGTGGATACGTAAACGCGAAAAAAGAAAAGGTTAATGGAATTAAAGACATGAAACCTTTTGGTGAATTAATGACGAATATGAAAGAACTTGTTAAGCTATTAAATAAAGACTTGGAAGCAATGAAACAAAAAGACATCAGCCATTTAATTCGGATTTTTAACATTGACATTAATCTAATTAGCTGATAAGATTTGGGTAATAACTTTTTAATTAAGGAAAATAGTATGCATAATGATAATGAAAATAAAAATACAATTCGTTTTTTAGTGGACAACGAGCGCGAATCAACGTTGGGAAAAATTTCCACACCAGCGAAACGTGTAGAACAGTCTGAAACTGGAAAAAGAATTGAAATGTTTAAAGAAATTCTTAATAAACAACAAATGATTGAAAAACTTGAAGTAGAACGACAGCTACTGTTTAAAATACAACAAGAAGAAATAGACAACCGACATAAACTTGCATCTTTATTAGCCGATGATTTAATCGGTTCTGGTGTAGATATTTCAAACCCTGTAACCTATAGTGGATTTATGCTTAAATTCTGGTGTCGAAATGCAGATGATCATATTCATTCCGTTCATGGTCTGTTTGATGTTCAAATCCAGCAAATAACTACGTTGCAATCATAACATCATGACTGAAATATTGTTCAAAAATGCCTGTAGAATCCATACAAGATTTATGATTTTTCGGTATTTGATGAGCAATGCTGATGGACGTGAAAACGGCTTTGAAAAGGCGCAAAGACACCGTGAATTGTGCCAATTTTACATAGCTGCTATACGTGGATTAGAAGAGGCGGATGAAGTATTATCAATTGATGAAGACTACATAGCGGTTCATGGTGCCACACAGATATTGACGGATAATTTAGATGAATCTATCGGGTTTCCGTTAGAAGGTATTCCAGATTACGATAAATTCGCTACTTTGTTCTTCGAAGAGTTCCATAGAATAGCTATGGGAACATTACACTATTAAAGGGTTAAAAATGAATCTTACACCTGTTAACATTTATCCATTCCGCGAAGCGCAGATGTTTCGATGGGATTACGTTTACTTACATGGCAAAGCAGAAGCCGTAATGTATCAACCACACGATGCACCTGACCTATTTTCGGCCAACGTCGCAAAACCGAAAGAAGAATGTAATATTTTATGTTCAATCGGTGGGCTGCCTGCTCTGGCTGTTATCAGAAATCATATGGGTCAGCTTGGTGGACGCATTGCATTGTTGACAGATACCTACGGTTTGAAACACATACTAACACCTGAAGAATGGGGGTGATCTATGGATGAAATATATGAAATGGTGATGGAAGAATTGGGAATAGATGATCCATTGGAAGACGAAACTTGTGTTGTAGTAAAGAATGAAATCGTTCACCAAAAACAAGCATACACCGTTTTACATATTGGTTCAGTAATAGATTGTGTGACCTTTATTGAAAAGGAAACCGACCAATATAGTCCGGATGAAGTCGGTTTATGTTCTATGAAGGAATTCAAAGAACATGTAGATGACATCCAATATATGTGAGGTAAAAAATGATGCGTAGACCATATAGACCGCTCGGTGAAGAAGGCCCAGTAGAACACAGACCGCGTTCATATTTTTCATGTCAAGGATGTATGCACTATGGTAGTGAAATGAAACTTCGGGCACATCATAAATCGGAAGATTATCACTATTGTTGCCATCCTAAATTTGGTGATAATCCAGAAATGGTAGCCAATGGCGGTACACCATATGCACCAAAGTGGTGCCCTGTAACGTTAGAACGCGGTGCAACGCAAGTTGTAAAGGAATAGTCGTGGATTGGGGTTTATTAATGTTGGCTGTAATAGTTTTTGCTTTAGGTTTAGTAGTTGGCGACTTTGTTGGATATATGCGATACGGAACACATAAAACGGAACACAAAAAATGAATGACCCAACGTATGATAAAGCATTAATAGATGCTAATCCAGAATGGCAGTTAGCATTTTCACTTTCAGAAATAGATAACGACAATGCGCCGATTGGTTGGTCGAAATATCTTTATATGGCAGAATGTCTTTTAAACAACTACGATATTAAACGAAAGGAGAAATAAATGGTGAAGATGGATGCGGCTTGTGCACGCGCAATAGAAGTATTAGGCGACCTTCGTGAACAATGTTTGGTGAAACGCAAATTGTGCAAATTAAATGAAATTTCAATATTTGAATATATTGGATACCTGTCACGATATAAGGCTTTACACGATGCTTTACATGACGCCCATTATCCTATCGAAGAATTCAACCCCGAAGGATTAATGTTGTGAGTTTTAAATTTACATTAGGAACAGCACAAGAATTATTAACGCTTTATCCTGTTTCTATTCACAACCCCAAAAATGTTGAGGTGTGTAGTGAATCATGTCCAGTTTGTAATATGGATGAGAAATTATACGACAGAGCGCTGGAAGCAAATGAAAACGGTGAAATGGAAAGAATAGAAGGCACCGGTGTTTGGGTTCTTGGTCATGATGGATATCCTGTTGCAATATTTCGTTATCCTGAACAGGCCGATGATTGGAGCTATGAAATGTATCCAGGTTCGCGTTTTACGCGTTCAATAGAAATGAGAATGGAATCATTTTTTGAACATGTAACCAAACGGGAATTTGAAGAAGCACGTGAAAAGGCTAAAGAATGGTCAGAAATGTTTCAACAGTCACCACAAGCAGAAGACGATGACTAATCCATTACAGCGGTATAAAACTATTCTCAATGCGCAGCGCTGGCCGTCGTCGTTTGACTTAATTAAATTCTTAGAAAAAACTGGGCATGAAGAAGTAGAATGTGGAAGCTTCGCAAGTGTATTACATCGACGAGATGAAGATGTTGTTATAAAAGTAACAGCAGAGAATGATTGGTGTTGGTATAATTTTGCAAAATGGTCAACAAAGCAAAAAATTAATCACTTACCGAGATTTTACTGTCTTAAAAAATATAAAACAAACACTGGTCCGTTTTATGTTGCTTGTATGGAAAAATTAAAATCCATTGAAGATGAACTTGATGATGGTATTAACAATATAGGCAGGCTTAAAGATTTAAGAAAGATGGGCTTTATTTTATGGGCAGAATTAGAAGAATGGCATAATGATTTTGATAGTATGATGGTAAACCAAAACATTAGACGTTCATTGGGACATTCATCTATTCGTAAGTGGCCGCAGTTCAAAGGCTTAACCTGTGATCAGATTACTAAAAAGATAATTAGCAATTTTAAAAAGACTGCGCTTTTTCAAACCATAAAAAAAGTTGATGCAAACTTTTGTATCCCCGGCGGGGGTTGTTTTAGGGATTATCATACTGGTAATATAATGCAAAGAAAAGACGGCACGCTTGTACTTACAGACCCTGTGGCTACAGGTTGCAGTTACACCAACTCATGTTATACTGAATAGGAATAAAGAAATGGCAGATAAAGATCCATACGAATTAACACGATATATTGAAAGAGAATTTGAATCTATTAGAAACAATAATGCATGTGAACACCGTCCAACATATATGTCAGAATTACAGCTAGAAGAAAAAAGGATTCGTGAATTGTTTTTGGCTGGTATTGACGTTCAAAACCAAATAAGTCAAGAAGATAAAAATCGTTGTGCTAACCTGTATAAAGTCAAGGTTGGAAATTATGGGGCACATGAGTTAATTCGACACCGCGTGATGAATCAATATGTTCTTGTACCGCGATATATTGCATGGTATGATGAAATGATTAAATTAAAAGGAGCAATAGCATGAGCAAACACGAAACACTTTTAGAAATGCAAGATGAATCATTAACCACTATTCATATGAATATGGCAACGTTTCTTTCCTTTATGAAACGGTCTAACAACGAGAATCCACTACAAGCAGACAGATCTTATTCTATAACATTAGGTTTTGTAACTATAAACGGTACACAAAAAGTAATATTAGGATATAAACAGAGACATATACGCGATACTGATTATACGCGTCTGTGTGAATGGATTGAGGATATACGATAATGCCATGTATGGGACCAAGTCAAGAATTCGCTTTTGCGCGTGGTGAAGAAGTATATGAAGAAGTAATAAAACTTCTAAAAACTAAATATGATGCTGAAAGACCACATATAATTGGCAACGCCCCAGGCTTTGAAAAAAGAATGCAAAAAGATTGGGATAAACAGGCGGAAGAACTTAAAACAATTCTAAAAGAATTGGTTTGGACAAGTGACGCTGCATCATGGTAATATAGGCGACTTATGACAGATATATCTTTTAAAGAAAAAGTAAGAACCATCTTAAATGAAATGGAAGATACTTATAAGATGCTTTTTAAAACTATGGTAGCTGGTAAATCAAAAAAAGAAATAGAAGATTTGTTTCAAGAATTTACTGAAATGGCTAATATTACAGAAGAAAGTGAACTTGAATATCTTAAAACTTTGATGAAGGAGTTTATCGGCGATGACAGAACATAATAATGACGAAGCTGCATTGCTAATACAGATAAATGGAAAATATGCGGATATTATAAAAGTTCAAAACGGACTGAATGATTTGTTAGTTGAAGAACTTGTATTACAGAACGATGATATAATTGATATAATTGGAAACCGAGTAGTTAGAAAAGTTATTATCATACCAGACAAAATAGTGAATTTAATAGTGGAATAATACATGGGTAGAGAAAATGAAGATAAACTATTAAGTTTGGATTTCAAAACTGACACACCGGTTTTATCAAATGTTGTAATAGTTGATGAATGGTGTTACCACGATGGTACACTTTTTGGTGTTTGTGAAATTAATAAAGAACGCTTTTTTTATATAGATGTTATCTATGATATATGGCGATTTTATGATGATAATACACATCAACGACTTTGGGCAATTTATGGCGTTTACGATATAGATATTGGTTTAGCTGAAAAACTTTCCGATGCGGGTTCGAACCGTGGGGAGTGGCAAGAAGAAATCCAAGAAAAATCAAATTGTATAGGTATCTTTTGGGATTATGAATATGCTGAAGGGTATGAAAGATGATTGATAAAAATACTTTTGACGAACATACATTGAAAGCAATAGAAAAACTTAAGAACATTGATAAAACCAAAATTGCTAAAATGACTAAAGGTATTTTTGATGACGTTGATAATGATATAGGTGAAATTGAAAATACAGATAATGTGGGTGAAAAATGAGTACGAAAATAATGATAGATTTAGATGATGATATGATTGAAACGATGTTAATACGGCATCTTTCTACGATACTAGATTTCAATTCTTTTAATATCTTTTTAGAAGAAGCGGAGAAGGGTGATCTTATTATGGCCGCAGGTAAAGCCGTTTTAAATGATGCCACAACAGACTTTTTGTTAACGGGTCTTACCTGTGAATGTGAAGAAGATGTTGAAGAAGATGTTAATCCAGAAGCCCCAGATGTCCGGCTGCCAACAATTAAAACTACAATAACGATTAATTCTAATTTATATGAATTTGACATTGGGCAAGTATTATATTATGAGGAAATAGCGGAATTATTAAATCAAAAAGAACCAATTATCACAGTAACCATGCCTGATGGTTCTTATGAAATGCTTGATTCTGGTGAATATGTTATAGTATCCCCTACAATGTATATCGATTCTTCTGATATAACTTCTACTGATAAACAATAAAAGTTGACATTAGTAACGAATTTTGTTAAAATTTTTTAAATTAGGTTTATTGAAAGTAAATACGATATAACTATCCTTCGTGGAGCTTTTGATGAAACCAGACGATTTTGTAGTTGCCCAACATAGACCAACATGGGGGCACTGTTTAGCTTGTAATAATTGGTCATATTTTCTTGATACACATAAACAAATATGCCCAAAATGTAATGAAAAGCTAGAGGCGGAAACCTTACAAAATATCAAACCGAAAAACGTGTTTTAGGTGAAAAATGAATCAAAAGAATTACTTCCTTATATCCCATAGGGGTAAAATTATGGGTATTTTGGAACAAAAGCAGGAAAATGATAGTATAGGCGCTGAAGCCATGGAAATAGCATGGTCAAATGGCATCAAGCTTAAACAAATCCCATTTAGAGATATAGAAATCTATTCAGGATATAGACGGGTGTATGCTTGTGATTTTACTGAATTTCTTGAAGACAATAACATATTACCTTGGTAATTAGACTATGGTTGACTTCCATATCGTAATCCCTTCGCGTTATAATAGTACACGGTTCCCGGGTAAACCGTTAGAATTAATTAATGGCATACCAATGATTAAACGTGTATATGACATAGCTTGTCAAACACCAGCAAAAACCATCACTATTGCTACAGATAGTGCGCTTATAGAAAGTACATGTAAGGGGTTTGGTGCAGATGTAATGTTCGTTGAAGAATATTGTCATACTGGTACGGATCGTTTGGCGCAAATCGCAGATCGGATTGGTTGGGAAGACAATGAAATTGTTGTCAATTTACAAGGTGATGAACCACTCATGCCACCATCTTTGTTAGTACAAGTAGCAGAAGAACTCGATTATTTTCAAGGTATTGATTGTGACATAGCCACATTATTTACCTATTGTACAGAATTTAACAATCCAAATAATGTCAAGGTCGTTTCAGATGAATATGGTATTGCTATGTATTTTAGTAGACATGATATACCACACAATGCTACTAGCCTTAAACGTCATATTGGGGTATATGCTTATCGTGCAAGATTTTTAAAGAGTTTTGCCGCTATGCGTGAATGTGGTGTTGAACGTGCAGAACACTTGGAACAGTTGCGTGCAATTTACCATGGTGCTAAAATACGGGTAGAAGAAGCATTGGAAATACCAGGTCCAGATGTTAACGTTCCCGAAGATATAGTTAAGATAGAAGAAATTTTAAATCAGATAGAATTGCTAAAGCAAGAAGAATTAGCGAAACAAGATACTTTAACCGAAGAAGGTGAAACGTCATGAAGATTATAGGATTTACACTTAACGTAGCTGTAATATCTACTACCATTTTTATTTGTAACATGCCGCAAGCTGATGCCGATCCGCAAATGGTACACGCGTATGAATTATCAAAATATGTTGACAAAATGACATCAGAATTTAAAAAAGAGCGAATTGCGGCGCTTTCAGAAGACATTAAAGCACTTGATAGGCAATTAACAATCCAGCATGATATTAAAAATATTGAATCTGGAATCGCGGCGGCAGTTACTAATCATGACGTGAAATTAAAACCATATATTGTAATGCAGTTTTTTGATTATAATAATGATATTCGCGACGATGGTTGGGTAGAAGTTGATCGATTTGCATCTATTGAAGAGGCGCGTGCAGTTCGCGATAATATTGTGCGCAAATTACGAAGCGTTGGTAGTGATGAAGCCGTCACCATTCATGTAGAGGTGTTGTAATGTTTAAAAGTGTACTGGCGTATAAAGTTCTTACGGGAGTCTGCGCTGTTGGTGCAATTTTTCTTACGTTTCTCACCTTTGAACTTTTAAAAATTGAAAAAAATCCCACTGCACTATTTAGCAGCTTTGGAATTTTTCTATGTATTATAGGTTCTGGTTATTTTGCTGGAATGGCTACTTGCAGTGAAAAAGGTATTTTTGATATTGAAGAAAAGTGAATAAAATGGTTGATTTCTTTATAGCATTTGCGTTATCATATGGTATACCTGAAACTTGGAACCTTATAAACAGATTTTATGGGTGGAAAAATGATCCTAATAGGGTTCGGGTTACACATGATTGCATCGACGAAGATGAAATTTTCAGTTATTTAAAGACGCATAAGGATGATATAGAAAAGATAATAGGTGATATTACTAAGGAAACGATTTTTGATGTAAAACAAGTTAAAAAAGAAATTGAAGAAATACAAAAAACTTTTAAAACGAACAAAAAAGACAAACAAAAAAAGAAAGGAAGAATACAAATAAGTTTCGGCGGTAAGAACAATAAACAATATTAAAAAGAAGGTAATAAATGAATGATTATATTTTAGGTATTGATATACCACATAGTAAAATTACAGATTCTGAATTCAACACCAAAACAGTATCAGACTTGACCGGCGCTCCAGGATTTAAAACACTTTATGTAGAATATTGTGATCCTAACGATTTATCGTCAACGCTTTTTAATTTTGATCGCGCAAGGGCACAAAAATTTTTCACTGTTGCTAAAGCTAAAATGCTTTGTAATAAATTAAACAATAGTGAAGATTTACACGATTGGAAGTCTTATCGTGGTGTTACTTCTAATCTGTGTGTTAAACCAATTCCTGCGCATTATGTCGTTGGAAATCATATAAAGATATGATAGAAGGAATATTCGCATTTCTTATAATGGGAATCTTTCCTATTTTAGTTCGCATTCTTTTTATAGAACCAATGAATGAAAAGCAAGCGTATCATGAACGTCGGGTTGAAGAAATTGAAGAAGCGCGAATAAAATTACAACTAAAATATGATAAAATATTAAAAGAAAACAATGATCGTTATAATAGGTTGCAGAAAGATTTGAGGAAAAAGTATGGTGGATAAACAAAAAAAGCGGCGAATGACGCTTAAACAAAAACGCGAATTAATGGATTTGCTTATTGATTTTGATAAACAACAGCAAAAGATTATACAATCTTACGAACGTTTAGAGCGTCGGGAAAATAAACTTGAAAAAAGACGCAATGAAATAGCCGCGCAACTCGCAGACGGGTTAAAAATAAACAGTATTTCCAATCCAATAGTCTATAAAGGAAGGGCATTTAATTTTAAAGATTGTGGTTGGGGCGCGAACAGGGAATATAGCGTGACTATTAAACAGGTTAAAAAGCTATGAACATCAACTCATACGCAAATATTATATGGTGAACTAATGACTACACTTGAAAAAATATTAATCGTTGTTGTAATTGTGTTATCATTGGCTTTGTGTGGAATGGGTTATTATGTACACACAGTTAATAGTACTATCAGTACTACAAAACAGGTAATAATTGATTCCGGTAAAGGAATTAAAAACATTATAAAGAAATTTCGGGAGGATGATTGATATGGGTTGGTGTAGTGGGACAGAAGTTTTTGATGCGGTGGCAGAAGCCGTTCTTGAAGAAGGTGAAATGGATGCAAAAGAAATCCTAATGATTGTTGCAGAAGTTTTACGCAATAACGATTGGGATTGTGAAAACGACAGCTATTATTGGGATCATCCTGTAGTACAAGAAATTTTTCACGAATTAGAACCAGAGTGGTTTGAAGACGATGAATAAAGACAAAGCCTTAAGGCACTTGTTAAACAAATTAAATAAAGTAACGGCGTATCATCGTCATGGTAATCCTGTTCCAGATCATATAATGGATGATCTGGCAAATGCGCAACTTGACTACGAACAAGCCGAAGAATCCACATATGGAAAAATATCCATAGAAGCTGCTAAAGAAGTTTCAGAAAAATATGGACTTGATCAAGTTATTTTACTATGCCGTCATTTAGATTCAGATACCGTACATCATGTAACATATGGTAAAACTTATGAAGATTGTGGTATGGCGGCGATAGATGGTAAAAAAATCGCAGCCATGTTAAACGCTTGTCCTACTTCATTGGAAGATGCTGTTGCTGCTGCTAAAAAAGTAAGGCCGAATGATATAACAGGCAAACCCAATTCTAATGGACGTGATGTAAACTTTATAATTTTGGAAGATGAAGCGGATCATATAACTATCGAAGATATAGGCCCGTGGAACATTTATCTATCTGTAACCAATGGGGTAGAACAGGTTATTGCAGAATTAGCATATCATAATGCCTTGGGTAATCGTCGGCTTCTTTATGTAGACAGTGAAGGTAGATTAGATGAAATCCTTCATGAAGATGGCAAATTTGTTGGTTTTAAACCATTACCACAAGTATAAGGCAATATTATGGGATACATAAGACATCATGCAATTGTAGTAACTACTTGGGAAAGAAAGCTTCTACAAGCAGCACACGAGAAAGCCTCGGAAATATTTGAATGGGTTTCACCAATATCGGAAGGTGGTATAAATGGTTATGCCTCTTTTTTTATTCCACCAGATGGGAGCAAAGAAGGTTGGGGAGAATCATTCGCGGGGGACGAACGTCGTCAAACATTTATGAATTGGTGCGACCAACAAGCATACGACGATGGTTCTAGCTCTTTAGATTTTGTTGAAGTATATTATGGTGATGATTATAATATGGTAGGCGTTTCACGCGCAAATGCTGGTAGCGATTATGGGAATAAAAAAAATGACTAAAGTAATTATCGAAGATATGGCAACTGATCTTTCTATTGAAGATTCTGGCCATGCGAGAATACTTAGATTAGATGGCGAAGAAGATAGTAACATTTTTGTTCGTCTTCAATCATGGGATGAAGAATGTACCCACGAAGAATTAATGCAATTCTATAATAAGAAAGTTCGCATAACAATCGAAACAGTGGATGAATAATGGGAAGGAAACTTGAAGATTATGATGAAATAAAAGAAGGAATGAAACTTCGTTGTATTTCAGAAAATTATACTGGTGATGTTATTATGGAAAATGGCGTCTTAAAAACCAACTGTTGTGGTTGGGGGTATGAACCAATTTTCGTTATCGATATAGACGATATTGAAGTTATTAAAGAAAGTGATAAAATGCATTTACAATCTGCGGTGGAAATATATTATCATTGTTATAAAGAAGCTGGCAAATGCACCGAACTCCTTTTATCCAATCCAATAGATCCTAAACCAGCTGAAATAATGTGGGCTTTAGAAAATGCAAGGGTAAATATGTTTGAGTTGGCAGGCATCGACGTTACAGAAGAACGAAATGCAATTGAAGAAGCCGAAAAAAATTCGTAAAAAGAAAAACAACAAGGAGGTTGTGATGGATGAAAGATGGATCTACTTTGTAGAAATTAACGATTATGAATCGTCTTGGTACACAAGTATTTGGGATGATAAAGAAACCGCGCAAAAGGCGTATAATGAATATGAACTTATAAAAAATAATCACGAGATTGCGAAACGTTGGGGCAAACGATTGTTGAATACTACAGAATTCATTGGTGAATATTTCGAATAAAGGTGATTTATGTCTATGTTTAAAGATATGGTAAGTACTAAAGAAGGAAAAACTATTGTCGGTTTTATTGGATTCATTACATTAAGTATACTTCTTGGCGTCGGTTGGATTATGTTTGATATTTCACGCAATGGTGGATTTGATGTGGTAGTCGCAAAATATAATAAACGAATGGAACTCCTAAATCATCAATGTGATGCGATTGATGACGCATACCCGTTGGGTGAAAGTATTAACAAATCTAACACCGTTTATAATTGTAATGGTAAAATTTTTACGAAATAATTATGACCGATATTATCAAAAATGCGCCAAGTTTAAGTTTTAAAAATAGTGATAAAATCACAGATGAAATAGATTGTGGTTGCTACTTTTGTATGAACACGTTCAAAGGTGTAGAAATAGAAGATTGGGCGGACGGTGGTCAAACTGCGCTTTGTCCGCATTGTCATGTAGATTCGGTTATACCAAACGAAACTAATGAAAATATTTTAGCGCGTGCAGCTGAACGTTGGTTCTGTGCAGCATCTGAAGATGATACCGAACATTGGTATAATAAAACAGAAGGTGAGGAATAAATTATGATTGACGCAGAAATATTTAAAAAACAGATAATGGAAAGTAAAATACTCGGATATGCAACGGATGAACTTCTTGAAATGATAGAAGAAATGGTTAAGCAAGAAAGTGCAAGTAAAAAAATATCTTGGGGACAAAGCGATGCAGTTAATGATTCAATGATGGATTATGCTTTAGAAGCCTTTGAAAGTGCCGTTATCGAAAAAATAATAAATTCAACTACACATTCTTCTGACGCAAAGGTAGTGCTTGCCACAACTAAACAAAATTGTGGTTGTTTATTTAACCAATTTAAAAATCAGCTTAAAGCGGATATGATGACATGACAGCAAAAAAGATTACTCCAAAAGAAGAAATTTTAGAAGTACTTGGTGTTGTAAGAGATTTTTTCTTTTATTGTTTGGATTTTAATAAAAAAGAATCCGATGAACCACCAAAAAAAGATCCTTTGGAAGGGAAACTTTTTAAAAGTATAGAGGATGACAAACTTTATGAATATCTCTTTTCTGCTACGTGCAGGGATAATGTAAAAAATGAACTTATTGTTATCTATAAAGATATAGAAGATCAAAAAAAGTATTGTAGCCAGTGGAACTATTTCTTTTCATCAACCAAAAAAGATGGCAAAGATGTGGCACGTTTTCAGGAACAGGTTTAATGTATTACAATACCAACATCACAAAGCATAAATGTCTTGAAGTTATTTTACTTGAACGAGCATGGAATTGTATTTTTGATATTGGTATTGAACTTACTTATGGTAACAAACATGACTATGCGGGACTTTATTCATATTTTATTATTTTTGGATTTAAAATAATAGAGTTTAATTTATATAATGTAAACTATTCAGGTGAAAAATAATGGAAACTTTACACGAAAGTGCAAATAAACACGAAGCAGATATGGTAGAATTACCACAGGTAAATCACGAAGACAGGTTTGCACGTATTGTTGCGGCAGAAATTGCAGGTGCCCTTAAAGTTAATTTCGCAGACCGTGATATTGTAGTTAAACTATTAACTACAGAATTAGAACGCGTATTGTCTAAACGCAACGGGCTATTAGAACAATATTTACATACACAATTAGATCGAATTGGTGATACTTTACGCCGCAGATTTGATCTCGATAATAGCGTAAAGGTAAATTATAATTATGCTACACATGCAAAATTAGAAAACTTTATCGAGGCTATCCAAAATAAAACTAGTAGCGATTTTAATGGAAACATATAATGAATGAAAACATTTCGATTATGTTAAAAAATGATGAATGAAAAAGTAAAACAATTCTTAAAAACAACACAAGAAGAAATGTCAGCAGCAGGTGTAAGGATGCTAATGGAGAAAGACAAGTCTCACGTATTAGCAGACGGAATCGAATGTAATGGATATTTTGATGATTCGCCGCTAGAATTTGCAGTAGGTATGGATAAACCATTTGGACAATGGTTTTCTGTTTACGTACATGAATATTGTCATTTTACACAATTGCGTGATAAAAGTTCAGTATGGGCGGCGTCACATGTAAAGGGCGACGAAAAATTTTGGGAAATGTGGTTTGATAAAAAACAACCGTATCCACAAGAAGTGATTGATAGATATGTTTTACCTCTTTTAGAAGTTGAAGCGGATTGCGAACGTCGCGCATTGAAAATACATAGGGAGAATCCCGAATTTGGCATTGACCCAGATGTATATGCACAAAAAGCGAACTCCTATATTCACTTTTATAATTATGTTCGTTTATTTCGTAAATGGTATACACCGCACAAAGAACCTTATAATATTAAAGAGGTTTGGACACAATTTAATATAGACATTGATGATGATTTTGAAGTATCGTATGAATATATTGATTTGTATAAAAAATATTGCATAGATTAGAGGTATATAAAAATGAAATTAATTTTAAGTCCTAAAGATAATTTAGGTAAAATGATATTAGATGGCGTAGCAGCATTCGCATTAGAAGGTGACACACTTCTTGTTGTTTTTGAAAATGGAAGAACACGAAACTATCCACTTATCCATTTGTGGTATTATGAAAGTCATGTTGATTACCACAAAACTGCACCATTAGTTCAATCAGATGAAATTCTAGTAGAAGGTTAATCATATGTCTAATAAAAAAGATACAGGAGTTACTCCGGCAGCATTGTTGGCAGCACTTATGGGCGACTTAGGAAATGCGGCTGTGGCTATGCGACCTGGTGGGATTGAAGCGCAAGAGGCACAGGGTCAAAAAGACTTTGTGGCGTCGGAAACGTTACCGCGCTTATGTCCACGGGCAGAACTAGAACATCTCGGTTTCGTTTTCGGTCAAGACGCAGATGAAACTTTTGTTTATGTTACTTTTCCCGAAGGATGGAAAAAGGTACCAACCGATCATTCTATGTGGTCAGATTTATTAGATGATAAAGATCGTAAACGTGCTGCAATATTTTTCAAGGCAGCATTCTACGATTATCATGCGGAAATGGATTTGACCCCTCGCTTTTCTTATAGTAGAGTTTATGACAACCACGATGAATATATTAAGGGTCAGATTCAATGGTATGTCGCCGATGGGAATGATATCATTTTTAGAACTGATCCTTTAAAATTTGAAAAAGAATACGATGAGGAATGGTTTAAATTGGATGGTAATGCAAGTAAGTTAGCACGGTCTTGGTTAGATAAAAATTATCCCGAATGGGAAAATCCTATGGCATATTGGGAGGATTGATGACTGTTGTAAATAATGAACATGATACTAATATTCCCGGGTGTTTAACCTGTCATGTACCAATGACAGATATTATAAAAATGCATGACTTATCCATGGAAGCATTGAAACCAAAAGTCACATTTACTGGTGACATGAAGGAAATGTCACAGGAAGCGTCAAATATAGCTTTGCGTAATTTACAGACTATTGAAGAAATGCTAAGAAAGATATCAAATATTTAATTTACTTTTTTAGCATCTAATGATTTAAGTATTACTATTACCTGTGCATATATTTCTGGTGTTAGTACTTCTTCATTAATGCGCAGACATGGCTGACCATCAAGCAACACAGGAATTAATCCATTGTTATATTGAAGTCTTTTATCTTTACCAAATGTTGACGCTAACAAAGCAATTCGTTCTGCCCAGTTACTTGGGCGAACTTTCTTTCCAGCATTGGTAATGCCAGAATAAAATTCGTATTTTTCCATTTTACCAAATTATAGTTGATGTTGTACCCGCTGCAAGTCTATCCTTGGCAACTTCGTAATATTCGTTGTCCTTTTCAATACAGATATATTGGCGATTTAAATCACGTGCTGCAACGGCTGTAGTTCCCGAACCAGCAAATCCATCAAATACAACATCGTCAGTTTTTGAATGCTTTTCTATACATTGTTTGATTAAATCAAGTGGTTTTTGGTTTTGATGTAATTGATTAACACCAACAACCTTATCAAACATCCACACGTCCTGAATACGCTTTCCTTGGATTGGTGCTTCACCTTTATTAACTAAAATAATAAATTCGTGTTTTTTGCCGAACGCATATCGCAAATCACCAGCTGTATGGTTATTTTTCACCCATACAATAATGTTTCGAATTGAAAAATACTTTTCCAGTTCTGTAACAAAATAAGCGACTTTATTTGAATTACAAAACATATACATTGCAGTATCAGGTTTCATAATTCTGTAACATTCAGCAATATATTTACTGATTAGTTCTGGATCATCATCGCCTTCAATCGTCGTTTCAAACTTATGTTGTACGGGATCTTTATTAACGTCGTATTTATTAGGTTTTCCGTTACGACGGCCGGTCTTATAATCCATAAGATATGGTGGATCTGTTACTATAAGATCCACAGATTCATCATCCATTGCGGACATGTAATTTAAACAATCATCATGAATCAATTCTTCTATCATAAATCAATAACCTTTATTCTGTATTTCTTACGAATGTGTTCTGGAATTAAATTGAAGTCCAGGTGCGATATCCGGCTGCAATGCCTGTATCGCTAGGTTCTTTTTTAGGTTTTTCGTTATATTTTTCCATTACTTCTTTTAAACAATATTTAAAACATGTATCCCAACCTTTACCATCACCTGCGGTTGATATACCAGTAGTTAAGAATTCGTGTGCCTGTTTGATAGCGCGTTCAGATTCCCAAATACATATCCACGATAGGGCGTCCAACAACGTCGGTTCTTCACATGCGCGTTCTACGGCTTCTGTAAATTTAAGAGGCATTGTGATGTAAAAAATCCTGTATACTTGTGGATTTTCGTTCTGACCAATTAGAAATTTCATATCTATCAAGGTCTTCATTATCTGTGAGCATTTCTATAGCAAAAATTACATCACCAAGTTCGCGTTCAAGCATTTGACGGTTATTTGGACCTTCTTCAAAAGGGTTTACGCTTGCATAACCATGGCGTAAAATTTTTCCAATCGCCTGTTGCGCTTCACCTAATTCTTCAAGTAAAATAGCAAGACGTTCTGCTTCTGCGGGGGTTAATTGGTTAAAATGTTTCATGAATATTTCCTATTATTATAGTTATCTTGACATTATATATAATTTTTGATAATATGTCAAGTTGATAAAAATAAAAAAGGATTATAGTAGATGCGAAATGAAGAATTATATAACCTATATGTACGGCAGCGCAAGTGGTCTGATGATGTAATCCAACAAGCCATAGAAATTATAATAGATCAATTTGATCTTGATCTTAGTGAATGGCAGATAGAAGAAACTAGCATTTTTGAAGATACAAAACTTTGTGGTGACCTCAAAATCTTTAACGGTAAACGCGAATATATGATAGGGCATAGATGCCGCACTGAAGAAATCATGGAACAATATCCTGTAGATGTCACCGTACGCTATTTAAACAAATTTGGTCACAAAACAGAATTCGCTAAAATTATGGAAGGGAAAGGTGATTTTAATTTGTACGATTTTCATATAAATGGCAATGTTGTAAGATGGGTTTTAATGGATTTACATGCATTTAGAAAGGCACACACATATAACTATATGTCTAAAAAATGGGAGGCTGCCGAACCTATCAAATTTACAGTAGAAAGTAACAAACATGAAGAAGATACGGATTTTAGAGCTTATAAAATGACATCAATACTTGAATATGATAAACTTGTAGATCCTGAAGATAGGATAATAATTTCCCATAGTCCTGGCTATTTTGAGGATATATTAACGCACGAAACATATCTTTATGGTAAAACGTTCATAAGTTATAGCATGAAGGAAAAACAACATAGGATAGATCAAGTTGGAAAATAAAAAACGCGAATGGATTTATATTCATAAACCAGATGCATATGATATCGCATGTGACGTATGTGGTGGAACCCACATACACTGGTCCGAATACGAAGGTAAGATTTGGTGCTATGATTGTGAAATTGACACGCCAGGAACTGGTGGAATATTTGATGGTCCAGTCCCTCTGAATCTTTGTATGATGATGGGAATTCGTTTTGACCGCATAAGATTATCAGACCAGAAATTACTTAAAATGATAAAAAATGAAGATGGTACATTAAATTGGGTTGAAACTACCGATGAAGATTGAGCGCATATGGGCAATGCCTAATAAAAATACTTTTATCATTCCGCCCATCAAATCACTCATATTACAATATTGTAGTGGGTATTCTATAGACCCATTTGCGAATATTAACAAGCTGGCATTAGTCACAAACGATATTGATCCTAATTATCCAACAGATTATCATATGGATGCTTTAGATTTCTTAAAAAGGTTTAAAGATGAAGAAGTCGATTGTGTTTTATATGATCCACCATATTCTCCACGCCAAGTTACAGAAGTTTACACAAAAATGGGAATGACAGTAAACATGGAAACAACACAAGCTGCGTTTTGGTCAAATATGAAAAAAGAAATTGGAAGAATTACAAAAATTGATGGAATTGTTATTAGTTGTGGTTGGAATTCTGGTGGAGTTGGTAAAAAATACGGTTTTGAATTGTTAGAAGTGCTTTTGGTTCCACATGGAGGCCAACATAACGATACAATTGTTACAGTGGAACGTAAAAATCGTAAAATGTATAAGAGTGATGAAACTTTAATAGACTAATTTTGGTCTATTAATCAATTTTTTTATAGTTAATAGACGATTTTTAAGCTATTGTAGATCGCGAAGTGAATTATAACGGTACAATGGTGCAACATATTCGCGTCCGAGCATATTTTCAACTGTAAAATCTTCTTGTTCTACGATTCCTTCTGCAACCAAAGCGCGTAAAGCTGGTCCGGCAATGTCCCAATCCTTAATTCCCTTGACAGCACAGTGCCAATTTACAAATTTTCCGTGGTGACTTTCTTTTAAATTGGAAATTATGATGATTTTTGCTTCTTCGGCTGTCATTTTCTGAAATAAGTAAACAACTTCACCCATTTTTAGTCCTCAAAAAGAATTTTCAAACTGTCCATAACCCATATCAACACAATTTTTAAGAAATTTATCTATCATTTGTTGATTCGGACACTGTAAGTAGATATCCATGGGTTGTATTTTATCATTTTTTGTGATAACATCATCAAGGGTGAGGTCATTTTCACAATTTAGTACGAAATTGTTGCTCATAGCAAGATTTCACCTTTAAAAATTAATAATATAACAAATATAACCCATAAAAAGACAAAAGTCAAGCCTTTTAGGTTATAAAAAATAAAAATAAGGTTAAAATTATGAAAAAATCGATATTTTTGGCATTTTTACTGGCTATTTTCACAAACGGCGCACAGGCGTGGGAACACGACCTAGAATTAGCAACTGTAGTGTTAAATTCTGCAAATGTATCATATTTGCTGAATTTAAAAGACGATGGCATCCATGTAAGCACTTTTGGCTACAAGATACCCGCAGAAACATGTGAATTTTTGATTAAAAAGGGTGTTAATGTGAACGATGTTATAGATTATTCACTCGATAACGAAACGCATACAGTCGTTAAAAGTTTTACACGTTGTTAGCTGACAGTTTTCGTTCAGATGCAAGCTTTTTGTTCATAATAGGCTCAATTCGCGTCTGAATTTGTTTAGTGAATGCTTCAATGTGGTGTGGATCTTCTACAACTTTTAATGCATTAGCTAAAAAAGTTTTAAGTGAAGGTGAACGTCCAATATCGCGTAGACGATGTAAAGCAGCATTACTCGCGTTCTTTTCTTGACCACCGGCCATGTAAAGAAGGGTGCCAAAATCGCCCTTTTCGTCAAGCGCATCTGCTAAATCAGGGTTTGAAATTGCAGAAAGTGCAGCCAATATCTGTGCCACATCTTGTTTTTTTGCAGGATTAAGTTTACCAGCCGTTACACTACTTCTTACTTTAGTCAACCATGAAGAAATTGCTTCATTAAGCTGATCAGTCCCTGTTGAAAGATATTTTGTCAATAAATCAATATTTTTATTGATGTTTTCGTCTTCTACAATAGTACGATTGGCTTGTTCATTAATTTGGAATAATAAATCCATTATAAATCTCCCTGATATGGAAGTATTTATTATCTGGTCATCGCACGGGCCATTGTTTCTGCTGAACGAAATCCATTTGCCCAACTTTCAAATAAGCTTCTCTCGTCTTCTTCGTTATATTGGTTTTTTGTAACAATTCCATTATCTTTTTGGTTGAAGAAAGCAGTCCAGCCTTCATGGTATGCGTGTTCTTCTGCTGTGGGTTTTAGAATACTAGTCATGAATCACCTTTTCAATCATCTAACAAGCTCTTACTTGCTAATTTTTTTAAACTATTTTTAGCAGGATTTTCCTTTTCATCCGCCGGTATTTTAGCTTCATGCAAAGTTATATTTATTTCTTCCTTGTCAATTTTTAAATCTTTTGTCCATTTTAACGTATTATCTGGATTGTAATGTTTCCAAACTATACAAGTAGATTCCCTATATTTCTTATCAAGTATACGATATAAAACTATACCAAGAAAGGCACCTAACGAAGCACCAAGTAAGTTGGTACCATCGAACGCAACTCCTATAAAAATTACTACCATAAGTGCAAGACAAAGGCTTGTTCCTGTAGCTACAAAAAGATACAGTAAAGCCATATTAAAATCGTCTTTGATAGACTTACTCATTGTTAACCCTTTTTGTTGCGTTCGCTTCTTTCGCGAATTAATCTTAATGCTTCGAAGGGTTCAAGCGTTGCTAATCTATCAACCCAATCTGCATGTTCTTGTTTATTCTTTTCTATTTCTTTATGAAGATTTTCAACTTTTGCGGAAAGTTCTTTATTATTCTTGCTTAATCCTGCTGTAGTACCATAAAGGATTATAACCGATATAATACATATTACACAAAAAACACCCAACATCCACATAATTAATTTACCAATCCCAATGCTTCTTTATCTTCGTCGTTTAATTTAGCCAGCGCTTTTTGACGTTTCTTTTCTAAAATATAACTATTGAACGATTCGTTTTCAACAACAGATGTGAAAGTTTCAACAAATAGTGCCACTGGTTTATAACCGAAGTGTTTGGTGGTAGGTGAATTTATAGCTTCTTCTAAAAGAGCTACCAATTTTTCTTCATTGTCTACAACTGTTGATTTGGTTAAATCCCCCCATGTTCCGTTTCCAGAACGTGAATAGTAAACATATCCATCTTGTCGTGCATACATTTTACTATCATCGTTTGCATAAGCACCGATAACGTATCCGCTATCGACGCGTCTGTACATTCCAGTAGTATCCATTTATTGCCTCATCTATCAAAAAGTGGTTCGTCGCGTTGTTCACGCGTATCACGCATACCAGTATTCCATGGATCATTTATTTCTTTAACTTCAATTCCACGACCAAATGGATCTGGTGTTTCGAGTTTTTCCTGTTCCAGGCGCAACCGTTCATCTATTTTATCTTGTATCGCACGTGCACGCTCTTTAATAGCACGTTGTTTATTACGGTTAATAACGTAATAAACAATGCTTGATGCAACGATCAAAATACCTACGAAAATAGTAGTGTTTAAATATAGTGCATTCATCATTTTCACCTGATTTGTTAATAACAATACCAATATATCACACCGTTGACCTATTAGCAAGTAAAAATAACCTATTTATTCAAATAATATTGTTAATATTATCAATAAGTTAGGATTATTTTGCGTCGTCGGTGCTATTTTCCTCGTGCATATTAACAATATCCACATATCCTTGGCATATTCTATGAACTTCAATTTTTGCAGCCATATATCCACTAATACCTATTAATACATATGCATTGGCGAATGCTGCCACAGTTGATAAAAGTGTCCAACTAAAAGACAATTGTAAGTCTGGTAGTGAAATATAGAGAAGCATTAACATATTAGCTACAAATGTTGAAAATATAATATACAACATACTTCTTGCACTAGTAATATAACTTCTTAATTCGGGTGCATCGTTTTCGACTATTTCATCTATAGCGGGTATATCATTTTTTTCCAATAAAAAATTGTATGCGTATCTTAGATAATCCAATCCACCACTGGTGAAATATAGAACATGGCTCACGTAAAAAAATACGAGAACGTTCATTATACTTAAACCTACTATAATCCAAAACATCATTCTAATCTCAACCGTAGAATTAATGGCGTTACATTTGTAGATATCACATCATATTTTTCAAGCTTTAATATGATTGGTAACTGACTGTCCAGTTCAAATACATCGTCCGTTTTCATGGAAACGCCTTTTACAAAAGATTTTATTTGATTCCATTCCAATTCTGTATATCCAGTACCCATTTGTATATGAACGTTAGCTTTTGACTTATTCTTCATTGTTACTTCAAAAGTCATATGTGACGTTTTATTAGATTCATTTAATATTGCGCCTGCAAGTATAAGCAACCCTGCGGCCAAAACAATATACCAATAAGTTTTAGACTTATTCAACGTTCTGCCCTTATAACAATGCGTTTAAAAAATATTACAGCCCTTTTAATATTCGGCAATTTTTGTAATTCTGCTTCTGCCAATGCACGCTCATTAGAAAAGTATTTTGAAACTACTTCACGTACTTGTGATTTTGATTTCATGAAACTACTTTTAGCTGGTTTTAATTGATATTCTATAACGACCACAACATCGTTTGCATCTTTAAGCATAGCTTCAATAGGCGCGGCATTTTCATAAAGAAATGGTTCATGTGTTGTGGGTCTGGTGTTTACCATTGGCGGTTGTGTATTTGAAGCAATAGTAGTCAGCGCCATGAAACTAACTAAACACGCGAGCATACTAACCATAATAGCAAATATGGATAGGGATCTAAGCTTTATAACATTATCTGACGCTGACATCGCGTTTACCCCCATGAATAATACATTTAAGGTCTATAATACGTTGCTTACAACCAAACAAATCATCGTTGTCTTGTTTTGGGCATGTACATTTAGGAACATCATACCAACGATGGTAATCTTTATTTGGTTCAAATCTCCACAGCGTTTGCTGGAGATATTCCAATTCTTCAAATTTTGCGGCATACTGTCGCAGCAATTCTGGATCTTCTGTTAATTCCATCATACCAAATAGGTAATATCTGGTTATATGTGATATTTTTAATAATTCTATTTCTAGTCCAATAAGTTTTTGCTTTCTTACCAGCATGGAATTAAGTGATGTGATATAAGTACCGTCACTTAGTTTTACCTCTAAGTTTTCTGGACTATAAATTTCATTTTCATCTATCATGGTTAATCCATTGGGTGCCCATATTAATGGGCACCATGTTGGTTAATTTTGATCTTCTACCAAAACATTATTTGGATTTGCTGAAGCCCATCGCCATGCAAATCCACCAGCAGAACGACGTTCGCCGTCACAAACTTTTTTGATACTAGAAGAATCAATATCTGTTTTATGCATAGCACTAGTTGGTGAATCAAAAAGTTCAATAACTTTAGGATTACCATCACCCAACAATGCTTCTGCAAGATTCAACTGTTCAACTGCGATGGAAGTTACTTCTGTCTTGCTGGTATCAACAAAAGCACCTTCAAGGTTATCAGCCGGAAGATGTCCAGAAGAATCATGATCAACAACCATTTCACGAACAACAACATATCGACAAGTGCGACCTTTTGCATTGTTATAATCGCTTGGAATGGCAACTACATCAGCTGGATTGATTTTAACAATAACAACTTTCTTATCACTACCATATGCACCATAGTGTGGTAGATATTCCCGTGAACAAAAATGTAATCCTGATGAACAAGTATGATCTTTATCTTCATCTACTTGATTGCGTGGCATTTCAACAACTTTACCGGGTGAATTATCAACTTTACTAGTGTAACAATCTGTAAAATCACCATTGACGCGTTTGTATGCAAGGAAACAACCATCTTCGGTGATTGGAAGCTCTGATGCTTCTAAGAAATCATACAGTTCGTTTACTGCACGATATGAAGGATTTTCCATTAAATTTTCAAGGAAAAGAGCCATCGGTGAAACATCATAACCTTCGCTATGCATATCTAGAATTCGTTTTGTAAGTGTATTGTGAAGAGGAACACCATCGTATGTTACATATCCACCTTCTACTGCAACCTTTTCGATACCTTTGATTGATTGTTTTACCGCTTCGATTGGCATAGATAATTTTTTAGCCAGATCCCAATCTTTATTACGAACGGCTAGACATACCGCTTCATAATTTGGATTGTTATTATATACTGTAGCTGAATCACCATCGTCAAATACAAGGGTAAGATGTGAATCAGATTTGATAAATGACGCCATTTTTAACTCCTATCTATTAAATTAATATAATCGAAAAATACCGACCATTTGTTATTATAACCCAAATCATCAACCAATGTCAACATTGGATATTTGGAAAACGCATCATCGTTATAAAATGGAGTATCATCGATGTTATCATGACCATACAACTTCCGATATAATGTTTCGATAATATAAGCTATCTTCATGATATCTTCAGAATATTTTTCTTTACCTTCTATCAGTGGAAGCATAGCCTTTTTAAATTCGGAATTGTTGTCTAATGCTTTAACACCATTAACAAATTCAGGTTTGGTGATTTGTTTTTTAGCATTAAGTATATTAGATGTATTGAGTTCGCGACGGTGGAAAGATATTTCATCCACGTAACCAGGCAATACTTCCAATGCAAAATCGAAGATATTTTCCCAATTACCATTTTTTATCGCCTTTTTATAAGTAGCTACAGGTAAACCATAAATGGTTTTTAAATTATAATCAGTATTATGTTTTTTGTTGTATTCTTTGATTAAAAATTCAAGAACTCTGCGCGTTAAATCACCATCACCAATGTTTAATGGGATAAATTCACCGTCTGCATTCACGGTAGCAACGGTAGCACCGAACTTTAATGGGAAAAATAAACCACCATCTTTGATATTGACTTGCGCTTTATCCCACGAAATTTTATCACTATCATAATAAGAACGGCGTGAAGTACCACTATATTGATAAAAATTAAGTTCGCGGACTGTGCCTGTTTCGCGGATAATTTCATCTGTAATTTCTGAAATTAAATGAATATCAGGATTTCCTAATTCTTCACGAAGACGAGATAGTTCCTTTTTAAAACCCATATATTTTACTGGTTTATCACCATTAAATTCTTCACGTGGGTTAGCATATTGTGAAACTACAATCGCATCAGAATATTCATTATTATTTAAATATTCACGCAGGCGACCTAGACCGCCATTCTTTACATCATTAATAACCCAAAGTGTGGTGGCACTTGGTGAAAATTCATTACCAACACCATACTTTTTCAATCTTTTACTTTTTGTATAGTAACCATTGAGTGTATACTTAGTAAGGTCATATCCGCGCAATGGCGAGAGTTTAACATGTCCGTCATTTTTAATATAACGCTTAAGTATTTTATTTTTAATTTTTTCAGGATTGATTAACTTTCGAATTGCATTTTCGCGCTCGAAAAGCTCACGGGATAATTGCGACAATTCTATACAAGCGTACCAATACTTATTATTGATTGCGCCGAGTTTCTTTTCGACTTCACCTGCAAATTCATCACGAATTTGTTTAGAACGTTTAACTAATGCGGCAAGTGAACCTTTATCATAACGAATTTCTTCACGGTTTGCCGAAACGTCAAGTTCACCGATGTTAAAAAATGCTACAACATGTGAATGTTCTAGAAAATGTTTTAAATCGGCATCTTCTATATTATCACGCAACTGTTGTCCATCGACACGATACGCCACATTTCCTTGAACTGCTGTAAAAGACGAATACGAATATCCATTTGTAGATGAAAGCATCCAATCTTTGGTTTCAATTCGATGTTCTGGTAGTTTATCGAATTGAAAATGTAAAGCCCCAGTTACCTTTGGTTTAATAGGAAAATATTTAAGTGCTGAAGCGGTTTTTTCCCTGAATTTAGAAAAATCTTCGCGCTTGATGGTAAGTTTAACTTCCAACCCACTGTGTTCATCTGTAGCTATATCACCCATTAATGCAACCGTAGGAATTCCATCTTCATTTAAAAATATACTGTAAATGTGTTTTTTTCCGCCAAAGCGTGAAACAACTTCAAATGCATTTGTATAACTAAATGGGCTTTTAGAACCGAGTCCTAGTGCACCAATGAAATCATTAGATTCTGTTTTCGTAGAATCAAAGTAAGTGGTGTATAAACCGCCAGAACGTACGAAACGCAAATTACCATTATCGTCGATGGCTTGTACTTCTTCATCATTATCATCTTTAACCATGACAGGAATCATAACACCACGAATATCTTCGTCTGCCAATCCTGTACCGTAGTCTTTAATAGAAAACCATGGTTCTAAATCGTTTGGAAGGTGAATTTCAAAAGGAGTATTTTTGTTATTTGCTTTGACGTGCGCATCATATGCATTACAACTAAGTTCACGAACAATCGCCATTATAGGATCAGTATATAATCCACTAGAAAGTATCTTAAAAGACAGTGCGTTGGTTTTAATGCTGAAATTGGTTTCACCATGAACACCACCACGTTCAATATTTGACTGTTCTGTATGTAATTTCATCTTTGTCCTCGTTTGTTGACGTTAAACAATAAGGATATTATATAAAATTAGGTTACAAATGTCAAGTCTTTTGATTAAATTTTACTTTTCGGTATGTTGCTGATTTCTAATATCATTTAAATAATCTGCAACGGTTTTTCCACGGTTGACAGTTTCTTCTGCGGCTTTTTGGGCGGCTTCAGCAGCTGCAATGGTAGCTTGTTCATTATCGCGTACGGTACTATCAATATCTTTTATTAGACTCATAAATTAATCCATGTAATCTTTTGTGTGTTTTTCTTTACGTTTATATTTTGTTTTATCGTCATGGCTACCAGCACCTGAAGTTTGGGCAAACTTAGCCACTAGATTGCTTGGGGCATTCAATGTAGGTTTTTTTGCCTTCTTTTTACGTGCACGCTTGGCAGCGCGTACACGCTTTGTTTTACTTTTAGCCATTTCTATTAAAATTTCAGCGACTTTCATAGTTGCTCCGATAAAATTATACCTCTATTTATAAAAAAGGGGGCTAGTGCCCCCTTTTTTATTTAAGAAATTTAACTGCTTTATCGTCAGTTAAAATAGGTATTTTTTTAGGTTTCTTTTCTTCTGGTATGACATATTTTAGACGTATATGTAACATACCGTCCTTCATAGCTGCCCCGACTACTTCCAAATGCTCGTGAAGTGCGAAACTTTTGGTAAATTTGCGAGCTGCAATGCCGCGATGTAGATAAGTAAGGTCATCATCCTGCGGCAATTCGCCGGACACTTTTAGCGTGCCAGCTTCTACAGAAATGTCTATATTATCTTCAGTATAGCCAGCGAGTGCCAACGAAAGAACCATTTCTTCATCACTAAGTTTTACAAGATTGTGTGGTGGGAAGTTTGTCGGATTAATGCGATTCATGTTATTGAAAAGCCTATCAAATCCGAGGCCGCGTGGGGTAAAAAAAGTGTCAAAAAGTGTATCAAAATTATCATTCATGATATTTCTCCTTATTAAGCAAGATTGTTGTGGACCCTTTCGGCATCCAATTGTTTGTATCAACCGATACAAATTCTGTTACGGTCTATTAAGCACCGTTTTTGGTATTTATTATTCTGGCTCACCTTGCCACAATAATTCATACCCTAATTCATATGTATCTGTGCAGAGTTCTTTTAGTCTACTGAATTTTTCATTAAAGACAATATCTGCATGTGAAAGTTCATGTTGATTAAACGATTTCCAATATGTGACAATCGCCATGTGATCGCCTGTAGATTCGTGTTCGCCTACAGAACCTTCATCTGATATAAAACCTGCGTATTTAAAAACTTGGCCTGCGATGAATCCACCTTCTTCGTTACCATAAGTATTTTTAACAGTATTACACATTTCACCAAGGGCAAGCTCGACATCTTCCATCGATACACCATCTTTTAATTTAACAACGTTAAAAAGCATTACTGTTTCAAATGGAATTTTAATAGGATTAAACATAGTATCACCCGTTTTATAATTTGTTTTTTGTAATCCATCGCACGGCGGCTTTAATAACCGGTCGATGTAATTCCCTACCAGATTTAGCAAATTCTTCTGGTGACATCCATTCTACCGCACCAGTTTCTTCATCAGGATCGCCGAACATGTCTGGATCTTTTATTTCCGCCAGATATATTCTTGTTCTTCCGAGAAAATTTCCTAAATCATACTTGTGTAAAATATTTCCACTAAACAAACCTAGTTCTTCGCCTGCTTCGCGAAATGCGGTTTCTTTATCGGTTTCACCCTGTTCTTGTTTTCCTTTGGCGATCTGAAAATAATCACCGCCGAACTTTGGATTCGACGGTTTCATAAACATCATTTTGATTTCGCCATCTGCTACGTAAAAAGGTATTACGCCTGCACGATATATCTTTTGCTTATCCATTGTATTTTACCTATAAACACTAATTTATTGTATTTATAAGGCATTAAAGGATTAGCTTTCGGATGTTTCGCGCCAGATTTCCATTTTTTTGGTAGCTTTGTTCTTACGAACAAACACTTTACCCTTTTCAGGATAGCGGTCATGGCGTTTGATTTGACGTAAAACGTTGGTTGAAACACCATGGCTCGTCGCGTATTGTTCAAAATCTACGGGCGTAGTAGGGACTTCAAGAAAAGCTTTTGCTATTTTATCGCCCTTGCGACCACGCTTTTTTAGAACTCGCGGCGTTTTTGTAGCAGTTTGTGGTTCACCTGATGTTGTACCACCTACTCCATTCAAAACATGTGATGTAACATTATCTGACATATTAATTTCCTCGTAATGTAGGTTACGATAGCAGTATATAACACAAAAACCAAAAAGTCAATACTTTATTGGTTTAAAGAATAAGCTATTCGTTCTTAGGTTTAAAATCGATAATTTCGGCATTATTTTTCACAATTTCCGAAGTTAATATATTTGTTTCAGATAAGCCTCCGTTTCCAAATCCGAGCTGTCGAAATTTTTTTGCGTTATCTTCCACACCATTCCAAAAAATACTTACCATTTTATTCATTCGTGCCAATGGATCTACAATTCCGTTTAGTTCTTGTTCAATGCGCCACTGTTTAGCACGATATCTTTCACGCTTATCTTCGGGTAAACTTTCCATGAATTCTTCTATTAGTGTTGCAATATATTGTGCAAATTCTTCAGGATCACGTTCATATAAATCTTTCATGTAATCGAAATCATATTTCATATCGATATACCCTCTGTTATCAAGTACCATAAGTTGCATTAAAAATCGTGAACGATTAATGCGCCAATTAATTTGTTCAAGTTCATCCTTGAACTTTTCCAAATTGTTTATAACATCTTGCAGTGTCAATTATTCAACCCCAAATGATCTGAATGCACGGTTTGCTATTTTAGCGTATATGCCTTGGAAGCGATCATATACCCAATTAGCAAGTCGCACGAGTGGATCATTTAATATTGTCCAGAACATTGATGTCGGCCACCAAAGTATCCATGTAACTATTTTAGATTTGAAATTCTTTGCTTGTGGAATAACCCATTTTGTTGATGTATCGTGATCATCATAACTATAACTAAACTGGCTGCGATATTCTCCACAATAGTCTTCTTTTAAACGTTTGTTAAATTGTTTAATAGCCTCTTTTGGAATTTGTGTTTTAACATCTACTGCGAGTTTTTCAACACCTTCGGCTTTATTATAAATGTGTTCAATAAAATAAAGTTTAACTTCTTTGAAAACATCTGCACGCTTATGAATAAATGAAAACCATTTAATTACTGACCAGCCAGCGCCGATAACATAATAGGCCGTAAGATACATTAATAAATTAAGCGGATGCGCAAATATTGATATAATATTTGAATATTGCATTAATCCAATAAACGCACCTACAGTTACAAACGCCCAGAAATTCTTTTCATTTTCTGCGAATGCACAAACTAAAGCAAAGGCAACGATACCCCAAAACCATACTGCCCATATACTAGACACTATAAAAAAAGCTGTAAAAGCTTCCCACATATTACTTTCTCCTGTTATTAACTATATGCATTAACACCGACTTTATCATCCCACAGGACGCGAACACGTCTTGCAGAACCTAAAGCTTGTCTTGCATCTTCTAATGCATTATGTGAACCCCTGGTATCATATCCCATAGTTTCAAATAGTGCGTCTGAAATATATGCACCTACAGTAGCAAACCCTATTGAATTGGTATCATAGTGTCTACTACCAAATGGTATTTCAATGCCGTGCCGTCTAAACATTGAACGTAAAAACGGAACATCGAACATGTGCACGTTATGTCCAAGCGTTTTCACTTGTGAAGTTGGTCCCCAATACTTTACTATTAAGCTAGCTATTTGCATGACCGCTTCTTCTTCAAAAACACCATTCTTTTCTAAATAATCAAAAGTTAATCCATGAATATTTGCAGCAGCAACACCAAACGATGGATCGTTGTCCCGCGCTCGGCGGCTATCATAATTATATTTTATTTCTAAATAAAGTTCTTCGACAGGTTTCAAGGTCATTGCATCTGCTACAATAATACCCCACGATACTGCTTGATGTCCATTAGATACATCATCACCATCCCAATCTAATCCTGTTGTTTCACAATCTATCGCTAACAAATATTGAAAATAGCCTCTTGGTTTTTCGCGTTTTTCTTCTTGTTGTTCTGGTTTCATTATTTTACCCTATACTCCAGTTTATTATACCTTTTGACCAGTTCGGCTTTTCTACATGAACCCAACATTCAAGTCCATCGTCCCACTTGTACCAAATTTCTTCTTTTGGCATAGCATGAATACCTTGTGGTATTTCTTCTATCACCAACCATTCATATAGACATTCATGCATATCTGCTAAATTTAGATCAGCCGCCTCACATGCTTTTGGTTTTTCTTCATAATATCCAAAACATCTGGTCGCGCCATGTGGATAGTACTTACTATCTGGGTTTGCTTCAAGAATTGCAGTTAAAAAATACATATTTTTCCTCTAAACTTCCAACTAGTCATGTTCATCAATATCAGGTGCAAATTCTATTTGTCCATCAATTAGTATTGGTTTATCACACGCCTTGCGCATAAATTCGAGCGTCCATTTGAGTCCATCTAAAGACATTCCATATGGTGAAATAGGTTCTTTGGAAATGAGACATAATTCATCTTCGCTATTGTAATACGCTTCATGCACTTCATAATAGATTCCATTTTCGGTTTCGTCGCGTAAACTTTGTTTTTGTATTATTCTGTAATCCCAAGACATTAAATAATCCTACATTTGCGTATTTTGCACCAAAATATTAGAAATAATTTTCGTAATTCTAAAACTTTGTTACGGGCTTCTTCTTTTTTTATCCCTTCGGGATACCTATGAAACGATTTCAATTCACCATAAGTAAACAACGTTTCTAGTTTAAGGAATTCCTTTTTATCTTCCAAATAAACAACATCGTACCACATCAAGCCATCACATTTTTCTTTTTCTTCTTCGGAGCCACATAATGGTTTTGTGTGACAAAAAAATTCCTAGTTATATCCATAACTAGGAATTCTATAACACAATCTTAAGGATGTCAAGGATTAAACGGCGAAACTATTACCACAACCACATGTCGTTGATGCGTTCGGATTGCTAACAGTAAAATATTGACTAAAGGCTTCTTTTTTAAAATCTAGTACTGCACCATTAAGGTACATAATACTCATTGGATCTATTGCGAATTTGATATCGTTTTTTTCGATAACTATATCATCATCATTTATATTAGTTATAAATTCAAAGCCATAATTAAACCCGCTGCAACCACCACCTTGTACGTAAATACGCAATCCGATAGCGAGGGCTTCTGCGTCTGGTTCTTCGTTTTCGTTAATCAATTCTTTAACACGTAATGCGGCTGCATCCGTAACAACAAATTGTTCGGTAACAATATCTTCCATAGTATTCTCCTTATTAGAAAAAAATTAAGATAATAAAATTATTTCTTTTTCTGCTTCAGAAATATCTGCAATTTTTTGATATTCCTTTTCGCGGTCATCCGTCCATTCACCCAATTGTTGCAAGATGTTTCTTTCTAGTGCATGATTTCCACGACGACCGTGCATAAAAGCAAGTTCACGCTTTTGAATAATAACCTGCTCACAGGCTTCCAAATGCGTGATACCATAAATTTCTTGTAAACTTTCTATAATTTCTTCTTCTGGTGGAGAAAAATATACTTCTTTTACAGGTATTTTCATGCCCGTATTTATAAAGCTTATTTTACGTAAGAAACCCAATTGTTTCTAAATTGGCCACCACCGGTTTTGCAGCGTGCAGTAATTGTCTTTTCAGAGCCTGGAGTTCCAAGGCCGTTCAATGCTTTACTTGCAGCTCGTGCTGAAGAAAAAACGCGTACCTTGCCAGATTTGAGATTTTTAGATTTAACTTGTTTGGTTGTCATTGTTATTTTCCTTTATATGTTTTATAATTATATCTACCCGTTCAGATAGTTCATCTGTTTCTATTATTGAAACTCTGTCACTATATACCATTTGTTTGGTAATGTCAAGCATCGTATGATCTATTAACCTACTGTAATGTCTATTAATACTTCTAACACCGTCGCGTTCAACATCTGATACCAAAAGCGGTTTTATGTAAAAAACATGCTCGTAGGCATGACAATAATTCTTACAAGTTTCAAAATAGTTATCTAACCATTCATCAAATTTATTATATTGACCAAAGGCGATTAAGGCATATGTAAATAAATCTGAAAAAGTTCTTTCAGTAAAATATATTTCGGAACTTAGGGTAGCTTCAATTTCATCGGCGTATTTTCTACGAACTAATTCGTCTTGAAAGGCCAGTTTTAGGTCAAAATCTGCATTAACGACATCGAGAGTAACACCCCATTCGTCCAAGATTGACCGTGCGGTTTTTCTTTCAATTACAGGATAACCTAATTTCTTAACTTCATTTAAGATAGTAGATTTTCCCGAACCTTGTGAACCTGCTATTGCTATTAACATATTTTTCTTCTTATTATTAATGGACGTTGATGAAAAGATCAACAAAAGGAAACGGTAACAAAAGGTATACAATCAACACAGATGAAACGGCGGCTCTAATTTTGGGGGACATTCAAAACAAGGAACATATCTCCATAAAAGTTTGACCCATAACAATGCCATTATCAACTTAGGTTAACTATCATAGACCGAAGTCTATTGATAGCTGTTTCTTTTCATATCACCAATCAACAACGTCCAAATCATTAAATAGTTTGTGATTTTTCTAATAATGATACTATATCATCACTTATTTCAATTTTAGTTGTTGCATTTAAAGCGGCAAGGTTATCATCACATTGATCAACTAACCGCTGTGTTTCACGCAAAGATAAACATGCGTGATCATATAATGAATCTGTTATAGCAACAAAATCAACAGAATCCGATCTTCCATAAAAATCATCTTTACCACTTTCCGCACGCATACGCTTTGCAGCGACTGTACGCGTAATAATATCTTCAGATTTTAAATCTTCGCCTGCGGTAACAATATCATCCCAAACGCAAAGAAGTTTGAGTAATTTATCGCGTTGTGCAATTATAGAATTTATACCGGATTGTTCATTAGCTACCTGAATTGCGCGGCGAATATCGGCGCGAGCAGTGATTAACGCGACCATAGTTTCAACGCGTTCTCCAACTGCAACTGCTTCTTTTTCAATTATTTCTTTAACGGTAGAACCACTAAAAATGTTGATGTGGGAAATAAGGGGGTAACCCTTACGCATTCCTTTTTCTTGAATTCTACGTTCAATTCTACGTGCTTCTTTTAGTGATACTAACATTATATCTTTCTCCTGTTATAATCGTCGTAATAATCTTGAAATCTGTCTGGAACTACTAATTTCCAACCCGGGTATTTCAGTTTTAAACGATGGACGTGATTATCCATCATTCTATAAAATTCTTCTTGTGTCATATCTTGTTGTACGATAGTTAATTCATGATATCTACTATCATACGTAAAATCTGAAGTCAATCGTAATTTCTTTCCGTTTGAATACGCTTTACATAACCCAATATCAAAATATTGGTTAACGAATTTTTCGGGATTCATGTCTAAAATAATTATGTTATAAACTGTACCGTCGTGTTTTTCAATTTCCCATACTAAATCAATATGGTTTCTGTGTGTACAACTGGCATCATCGCTATCCGATGCATTAAAAATAGAATCACAAAGGATTCCATCTAAATTAAGGTCTAATAATTCAACCCAAAATTCTTCGTCATAGATATCCTCTTCACATCCCTCAGAAGATATGAAGAAATCATAATCTTTTATTTCCTTATTGTGATAGGCGTCACGAATTGCACCGCCTGCTAAAATAACATCCGGTACATATTTTTTTATTTGTTTAAGAATTAAAAAACCGTGATCTAGTTTTTTTAAATTAGCAGCGTTCACGAATTATTATAACCTTTATTGGTCGTTATTCGTGGTATTATAATCCTGTTTGTTTAATTTGTCAAGCGCCATAACCATGTCTGCGACGAGCATGTTGTTCTTTTTTAGTTTCTTCTTGTAGGTATCGCGTTTAACTTTAGTTTTGGCGGTGTCCACTTTTTCTTTATATTCTGTTGATAACCTAATAGCGTCTTGAATTTCTGCTATAAGAGCGTCCTTTACCATACTCATTTTAATTCATTACCTTTTTTATTTTCTTGTTCTTGTTCTTGTTCTTGTTCTTGTTCTTGTTTTTTTTCTTCTTCCAAAGCGCGTTGTCTTAAGATAGCATCTATAACATTAATACCATTTTGAACTTGTAATGCAATTTCAGCATGGCCGACTTGATAAGCCTTCGCCATTCTTTCACCTAAGATGATACGCTGATTCCAAAGTTGATTCACATCCATCAGAGGCCATTTGTCTGGGGTAACTTGTTCTATTTTTTGACGTGTAACAGGCGTAACTTTTGCTGTAGTGTCAACAGACACAGAACCTGTAAAATCTTTTATATTTGGCATTATACTTCTCCATTATTGTATTATATATTGTAGAAAAAATCAATTAGGCAAGCCAGATATCTTCATCATTTGGGCATTGCCCATAGTAACAAGCTGATATGACTGTGAGCCGTCTGCTGATTTCGTTTTCTTAACAGGTATATCAGTTCCTGCCAGAATGTCCTTGCGTATATCAAGCTCATCGTTAGTGGCATTGTGAATATTATAAATCCACAGTTCTTCAAAAGTTCCGTCTTCGGTTTGGCGTTTGTATATTAGATGGGCGTTGTTTACAACTCTAATAACACCTGCACGGTCTGGATTTTCAAATTCCTGTATTTCAGGTTTTTCAGGAATTACTGGCATGTTGCCACCTTCGTCGCCCGGAGCGCCTTGTGGTAATGTATTGCCTTCAGCGCCCATTCCTGCGGCCATTGGGTTACCTGCTGTTTCGTCTTCGTCACTTAAACCAAATTCTTTTCTGAAACGGGTATAATAACTAACAGCGGTTGAATGTGTTACTTTTACTTCCTTTTCAAATCTTTCTATAACATCGGTTCTAGTAGATTCTTTATCTGCCATCATTTCTTTAAAAATACGGCGAGCTTGTTCAATTTTTACACCCTTTTGCTCTGCTTCTTCTTCATATGAATCACCATCATCGTCAAATTGAGTAAGTTGGGCTGAATGATATGGTTTTGTAGCCATGGGCATTGAACCACCCATACCTTGGAATAATTCAGAAAGTAAGCTTTCACCTATAGCACCGCCGTCGCCCGACATATTTCCACCCGTGCCTGTAGTATACCAACTATCAGCCAATCCGCCCTTTGTTTTCTTAGGTTTTGGGGGAGTCGCGGCGGTTTTTATGTGCTTTTTTTCAATAAAATCCTTGAGTGAGAATTTGTTTTCAGACATTGCTATTCCTCTTGTACATTAAGTATTTATACATTTACTGAAAGAGTGCCGTTTTTGTAAGTTATAAATAAAGGAAAGAATTTTGAGGTAATCTATGACTAAAAAGCGCGTTCGTGGTAATCCACTCCCATTAATTGTTGAAAATCATCCAGAAAGTTACGACGGATACCCATTTATTACCCTAATCCAATATCGCGATGAAGAAGTCTTGGGTATTGTTGATAATATAACAGATAAAATGGTAAAAGCCTATATTTTGGACTTGTGTGGTCCGTCGCAAGTTGATGAAGAAAGTATAATTAATGTTGCTAGTGAATGGTATGCGAAATCTAAGGATAGATATCCACTTTCTTTTGAATTTTCTAAATTAGGAATGTCCGAAACTGTACGTGGAATATATCGTTCATATCCTGTTGGATTTGTTACACGCGTTATAGGCCCTTTACCACGATTTGAAATGGGTGAGGTTAAAAGCGTCAAGCGTCGTCGAAGAAAGCCAATATCTTCAAATATTGAAGTTCAAAATCATAAAATTTTAATAATGGATTAGGATTTCTTTTGTTTAGAAAGGAATGCTTTCTGTTTTAATTCTTCTTGGATTTGCTGTATCATAGACCAAGATTCCCCAAATGCATTTGCAGCATGTACATCTACAGTAGTGCGCGTATCTTGCGCAGATACACCCATTGGTCCAGGTTCTGATGTTGGTTCATTAGATGTTGATTGTGGTGCACTAGTACCTCGCGCAGGTGCGTTTTGTGCTGCTATTTTTTGAAGCTCTTCCATATCTCCAGCATATGCGTACTTTTCACCTTCAGGTGTCAAGCTGCCAGTTTCATCTGCAAGATTTTCACTCTTTAATGCGGCCATACCTTCATCAGTCAATTCTGCTTCTTCAGCATCGTCATCAACGTAAATAAGTCCTAATTCTACAAGCGTATTTCGATCTACTACAACATCCCTATTTGTAGTAATTTGACTATAAACAGCATGGGGGGTTGTTTCAGGCAAAGCAAGCTTAGCCAGTATAAACTTTTGGGTTTGACTTAATCTAACATTCGTAAGAACGTGAACTTCATTTACTGTATCCATAGGTGTATTTATGGTTATTAGATTATTTTTGCTTTAATTAGATGGAGTTGCAATACAATATTTAATGCATAAGCTAACGCATGTGCGCGTTTAAAGTAGTATTTTTCGGGGTCATCGGGTTTACGATATATCTCTTCCCTGATAATCTTTCTTGTTTGGGGATTGATATATGATTCTAATAAATGACGTTTACCCGGACGAATCAGTGCAATAGTATCTGCAAGTTCTTCGATAGACTGTGGTTTTATTTTATAAATAATGTCAAAATGCCTGTGTATCTGAAACAATTTTTCAACAGTTTCTTGATTTTCCAATAATGTCCAATCAGGTTCACGTTTAAGAAGTGCACGAATTTCTTCTTTATTTTCAAAAATATCAAGCAATGAAAGGTGTAAAAAATCAATCTTAAAATAACCTAATTCTTCTGCTTGTTCAAATGGTATGGCGGATAATCCTGTAACCTTATCTTTTGCAATATTTTGTAGGTATGCCCCCGCAGGATGTTTTTTTAGTTCACCATTATCTACCCGCGAAGCATAGACTGCGGTAGGGAAATATTCAAGTGGGTCAAAATCGGTTTTAAAATCTATATCTATATCCATTTAACAAGGATATCAGATTGTTTACATTTCATCAAGTATTTTAACGGCTTCTTCTACTATTATTTCAATATTGGCGTTTTCATCATGGAGCATAATGTTACCGCGCATACGAATTTCTTCAATTTCCGCAGCAATGTGTAACCATTTGGCGCGTTGTTCTATAATACCATCAGCAACGTGTTGTGCAGTTTTACCAGTGGCATTAACTTCAGCTTCAAGCAAAGGATAGCTTGAAAGAAGGTTAACTGGATATCTAGCAGCAACGAAATCAGCCGCTTCATCGGCCTTTTCTTGATACACCATCATTTGACCAATATTAGAAACGGTGTGCCTACTATGCGCTTTACCTGCGGCATAGTTTATTTGATAGATTGCATCTTTTAATCGCATATTAGAATAATAACTTACCTATTACGTTACCTTCAACCGCAGAATCGGCAGTACTTGTAATTTGGAATGTAATATCGTTCGATGTTATAGCCGTTGGATTAATCGTACGTCCTGTTGTACTAAACAATACACTTAATGCAAAACCAACTTCTGTAGTTCCAAGATTATGAACGACTGTAAAGTTTCCAACACCGTTGTAGATTGTATACCATCCAGAAGGAAGTGAAGTTTCGAGTATTCCCAACGTTGGTGAACCTATAGCAGGAGAACCGATGCCCGGAGGTAATGGTGAACCATTTGGTGAACCATATGCCTGTCCTGTTGTTATATTAATATAGTATTCTTTTGGTACACCAACCCATGCAGCACCGTCATAAACTTTAACTTTATTAAGGTCTGTATCATAAACTGTGCCGCCTTCTACACCAACAGGAAGACCCGCTGTTGTATAGTTTGGTTGTACATATTGTGCTTTATCACCCGTAAGTGTTAATACACCATTATCGGATAACAACATAAAGAATTCTGTTGTTGCAGGAGAACCTGTTCCAACTGGCGAACCATATGCACCGATACCAAGCATTACACTATTTGATGTAACGTTTGTTAAATTGTGGCCTATTGTAATAGGATGTGTAATAGTAGGTGGCGAGCCTGTCGCTCCAGAAACTACATTCGTACCTATACTTATACTATTATCGGCGTATGCTGCGGCATTTGCACCTAAAGCAATAGCATAATCAAAATCTGCTATGGCATCTGGACCAATTGCAATTGCGTGATTACCTGGGTTAGTCGTGGCACCCACTCTACCTGCGATAGCACCAGTCGTACCACTACCTATAGCTATACAACTTGTTTGATATGCCTTAGCGTTATATCCAATGGCAATAGTTTCGTAACCTACAAAAGTATTAGTGCCTGCGGTTGAACCAGAAAATGCATTTTTACCTATAGCGATATTTCGTTGGTCTTTTGTCTGCGCATCCCTTCCAATACAAACAGAATCTGTACCAGTTGGAATGTTATTATATCCTATTCCAACACTATATGCACCACCTGGGCCTGCTCCATAACCAACAGCGGTTGCATAGTTAGCACCACAATCTGAACCTTGACCAATTGCTACGCCACCGATTCTATCTGCTATTGCATTTGCACCAACAGCCGTACCACCTTCGTCAGTTATTGCACCATTTGTTTGACCTGCCAAGGCATTATATCCGATTGCTACCGTGTATCTTTCTCTTGCAGTTGCAAGATTGCCCACGGAAACAGAAGAAAGACCATATGCAGTACTACTAGTACCCAATGCAACAGTATAACTTTGTGATGCAACGGTATTACTACCAATAGCTATTGATTCTTGGTAGGTAGGTGAACCAGATCCTGAAACTGCATTATTACCAATTGCAATAGAATTTATTCCTGGTGCGAGTGGAGCGGTTGTAAAGTTTGCACCTGCGTTTCCTATTAACCAGTTATATGAACCAAGTGGAACCCAAGCAGAACCATTATAAACTTTAATTTCAACGGTATCTGTATCAAAAACAGTACCACCCAAAACACCAACTGGTAATCCAGCTGTTGTATAATTTGGGTGTACATATTGTGCTTTTGCACCAGATAATGTTAATACACCATTGTCTGACATTAACATGTAGAATGTTTCAATCGGTGAACCGTGTGCGGCCTGTCCGATCATAACACTGCTTGCTGTTGTGTTTGTAAGATTATAACCAATAGTAGTTGCGTAATCTAAATTTGTCTGTGTTGAATATCCTAATGCTATCGAATTAGTTCCACGACAATCAGCATTTGCACCTACTGCTATTCCACCAACGCGTTGTCCTTGTGTTCCACCAACTATTGCATTAGCACCAAGTGCAAGTGAATCTTGTGATTTAGCAGTTGCATATGCACCAAAGGCAGTTGCGCGTTGTTTATCTGTTGCACTTAGTGGTGAACCCAATGGCGAACCTGTGAATCCAGAAGCAATTGCTTGATAACCAACAGCAGTACAATCTGTTGCATATGCATTTGTATATGCACCAATTGCGATAGTTCCTGTTAATGTGCTACCAGCATCTTTAATATAACCCGCCTGCGCAGCTTCACCAATTGCAATATTTTCATAACCGCGTGTTATTGCTTGATAACCAATTGCGATAGATGCCCAACCACCAAATGCTTCAACCGAATCGGCGACGGCTTCTTGACCAATTGCGATACTATAATTACCACGGGCATGTGCAACTTCACCAATAGAGATTGTACCATCGATTGTTGGTGAACCAAGACCCGCACCATTACCAATAGAAATAGAGCCTATACCAGGTGCTACCGGTGTAATAGAAAAATCTGCACCATTATTAGCCGTTATCCAATTATTTGCACCTTCAATTCCAGCTTCTGCTAATGTCGCGTTTCTCCATCCTATTGGCGATCCACCATAAAACATTATTTCTCCAGGTGCAACTGAAGTTATATTAACATCACCAATTGTGTTCAGCGTAAGCGAACCACCCAATTCCGTAACGTCTATTTGAAATGATTTAATACGTGGCATTATTATTTCCTTATGAAATCAATATAGTTTCTATCAAGCTTCCGCTTGGTATTGAATAATTAAACAAAAGATAACTAGATTCTGTACCGAAAATAGTTGTATTACCTAAAGAATCTACAAATGCATAATCACCTTCTACACCATTTATAGCAGGTGCAACTTGTACAAATTCAACAATAGGTGTAAAATGTACTTGACCATAGTTTGCGGGTGAACCCGTCATTGGTAATGTCATAGCAGGTGAAGCTGTTGGATCATATGTCGCCAACAAAGGAACATTAGTATTAGAATTAGCAAGAGATGCTATTGGAACTAATGTAACCGCAGGCGAACCTAAGAATAATGGTCCAATATCATGAACTCTATATCCACCATCATAAGAGCCGTAAATTGCTTCAGCAGAGCCGCGTATAGTGAACGATTTACCTGCTGGAAAACTTGCAGTAACATCACCGCTTATTATAATATCATCTGGAATAGATGTAAGTGGTGAACCAACTGGCGAGCCAGTTGTTATACTAGATTGGCTTCTAAAGTTTGCGCCTATAATTGTAGTTGGCGTTGGATCTGTTGCAAATAAGTAAACAGATTCTGGAGAACCTATAGGACCTGGATCGGTAATAGCTATACTACTAGTACCACCAGATGTATTTGCAGTAAATGCTTCACCATTTGCACCTTCAATAGAAAATACAGCATTTGCTAATACTGGACTAGCAAAAACCATAATACTATTAATCGCGAGGGTCAATGTGTTGTGCGTTGTAGTATCTGTTCCAGCAGGAATACTTATTGTTACTGGACCACCACCATCGATATTGACTGCAAACGTATATGTTTTAGTTTGATCTAATCCTGTTAATGTAGCACTTTCAACAATACCCAACGAATCTGTATATAGAATATTTTGTTTAGCATACGAATGCGCATACTGTTTTATTCCATTTATAGATACAGATAGTTTGTTATCACCAACGATACTTGTTTGTGTAAGATATGGTAGTGCAGGTGAGCCTATAGGTGAAGGTGAACCTAATGCTTCAAATGTTCTTGTAACTATAACATTTGCAGTAGTACTAATACCGCTAATAGCAGTATCAACATAATTTTTAGTTGCTGGATTTGATGCTAATGTTGGTTCTAAAACATTTACCTGGCCGGTGAATGTACTAGCACCCGATACAACCATCGTATTAATATTAGTTGTACCTGTAAATGTTGGTGATACTATTGGTGCTTTTACTATATCAATATTTTCTATAACGTCTTTTACTGTAGCACCAGAAATAGAAAGAGTAGGTGAACCAAAGTTATCGAAAACTATTTCCGAAGCGTTGTGATTGTGTCCAACACGTGTAATACCTTTAATATCAATAACAGTATCGATAGTAGGTGAACCACTAAATGGATTAGTTACAGTAAATCTTAACGTATTTTCGTTAACATTTATTACAGGTGAACCTGTAAGTGGTGAACCTGTAACGGTTTCAACGCTTTGTAATACACCATCAGCACCAGCCGAAAAGACTAATGCATCAACATATTCTTTAGAGGCAGCGCCTGTTGCAGATGGTACGGCTGGCAAGCCTAATACTTCACCGCCATTTACATTAACATTTCCACTAACAACAAAATTTATATCACCACCATTTATTGATATATCACCACCATTTACAATAATATTAGCTAATGGACTACCGCCACTAGAAACAATTAAAGTACCTGTCATTGTATCACCAGATTTATTAACTTTAGCATCGAATAAATCTTGGACTGTTATAAATGGTGAGCCGCCAATAGCAAGACCGTCAAGAGCTTGTATTGCGTCAACTAATAGTTGCGGACTTCCAAAACTATCTAAAAATTGATTTTGTGCAGCAGTAAGGTGGAATATTTGTGGACTTCCCATATCGCTGATGTGTCTATCAACATATTGTTTAGTAACAGCACCGAGCGATTCCGTAGGATCGCCTGCAAGGATTAATTCCCCCGTCATATGGGAGGTACCTGTTGCTAAAATAACAGCGTCCCATCCAGTTGCAGGAAAGCTATCCGCCGCCGTATTACGAATATATAATTGCGGTCCAGTCGGTCCAATAGTAGGGCTTCCAGAATAACCTACATTATTATACCACAATTGACCTTCTATAGAATTTAACGGACGAACACTATTGGAAAAATTTTCAAGCATGTATATAAGATTCTGCTGAATTCCTTCACCATAATCTTGCATACCCTTACCATATAATTTCAGTGTAGTTTTTGCTGAAACTGCTTGGGGTATAAATGTACCATTTGTTGGACTCAAAATACCATTAGTGGTATATGGATATACAGAAAATTCAGTTTTCGTACCGTCCGTAAAATAAAAGGTATATTTTGTTGCCATGTAATATTTTCCCTAAACCAATATTATTCCAATATTTATTGTTTTGTTAACCTATAAACGGTGAAGCGAATATTGGTTCTATATCTATATTGTGCGATAATAAAACGCTGTTAACTTCTTCCATTGTAGTAGCCGCATTTATTTCTGCTTCTATACTCCACTTAAGTTGTGAAAGTGAAACGAGATTTGCTACTATTTCATTATAAACTGTTTGAACATCAGCAAGTGACAATGTGACAAAACTATTATCAAATAATCTGAAATCTATTTGAGTTAGATTTGCAATCGACATATGTTCTAATAGTGCCGAAACATTATCACGATCTACCGTGCGTGAATCTACTACAATACCCAACGATGTCGTATAACCTTCATCGCGCTGTTCACGCAAATGACTGCGTAACAATGAAATGGCGGAGGTTTTATAACTTGCTAATGGTGTTGACCATGCATCTAATTGTTCATTATATTCATCTTCGGTATAAGTAGGTACTTTTGCGGTAAATCCAGTAGGAATTGGACCAATGTCTTCTACTATTGACATTGCTTTAGATGTCGTATTGTAAATAGTTTGTCCTCTATGATCTTCTTCAATAGTCCATGTTTCAGTGTCTTCATCAAATACAGCAACTTCACCAATATTAACTGTAGGTGGTGTAAGCGTTGTTGAAAACGCAGGCATCAATGGCACACCAGGCTCTCTAGGAGAATAGTATGGTTCTACTGATGTAGTGAACTCTTTAGTTTTCTTGTCATAGTTATGAATTAACATAAAACACCCTTTTAAATATATTTAATTATCCAGTTTAATGCCATGTTCTTTGGTCGTGTTTCTGTTCCACCACCTACTGATACTGAACCAGAAGCAACTAGTTGTGTTCCATATCTCCAGTACCTATTCTTAGAACATGAAGTATCCCAACCGCCATCCGGCCAGCCGCAGTAATCATTAGCTGTTAAATACGTATGTGTATGATCAAGTACGGTATCTGTTTGTAAATCACCAACAGTTCTACCACTTACCCAACCACGGACAAATTGATCACGAAGATCGGGAAGTTTAAATGTTCCTGCACCACCTATGCCGTATGTCGTTCCTATAACAGCGTACAATTCTGGATAAGATGCTTGTAATAATGTATATCCCCAACAGAAGAAATACCCTGTTGGTTCGGTTGAAGCACCAGATGGTGAAGCCCATGGGAAAATAGTCCCAATTGGAACACTATCGATTTCTGTTGCTAATTTTACATTAGCAGTTGATCGTCTTACATAAACATCAGAGCTAGCGGCCACGCCCCCAACATACACATTATATGCAGCATCTATAGCTACTCGTTCCAAGCTATTGGTATAAACCCTGAAAGTATCATCCGCTTGGTTAAGTGAAATATAATCATCGCCATCACCACCAAAGTTTATTCTACCAATACCACCGTTATTAATTGTTAAATTGCCTGTCATGGTATCACCAGTGACATTTACATATCTGGCATCATTATAATCACGATCACCTACGTGTGTTCCAGCTGTTGGATCTAATGGACCAGATAACGTTTGATTATTCATCGCCAAAGCACCTGTCATGGTATCACCAGTGACATTTACGTATCTGGCATCATTATAATCACGATCACCTACGTGTGTTCCAGCTGTTGGATCTAATGGACCAGATAGCGTTTGATTACCCATATCAAGGGAACCCGTCATTGCGTCACCAGTGACATTTACGTATCGCGAATCCGCCCAGCCAACATTTACTGCGTCGTTGGGTTGTGTAATAGAACCTGGAAGCGTATTTGCTGCATCCGTAGGATCGGCTAGATTTTTTATTTGATGTATGGCAGGCGAACCCATATCAAGGGTACCTTGCATAACTTTACTACCATCGCGTGGTAAAAAATTAGATGATACACGTATCCATGAACCACCTATATAAATTTGTAAATTTCTTCCATATTCATCACTTGATGCAGCATATACGGTAGTTTCCCACCACAAGTCACCTGCCACGGCAGAAGTAGGTTGCGTATCTGATATTGTTATACCACCTACGCGTTTCCAATACGCGGTTTCTGGTGAACCCGCAATATCTGATATGAATAAATGTCCACGTGTTTGATTAAACCAAAGCTGTCCTTGGATAGGTGTTGATGCACCAAATGCACTTGCTTTATTTGGAACGCCAATTTCACCAGCATATCCTAAGTTTCCGCCAATGGTTAAAGCAGGCGAGCCACCTACAACAACCGTAGTTTCATCTGTTGGTGTACCAACATAACTAGAAGATTCTACAACATATGAACCATCGTTGTTATCTGAACTGAAAATATCAAATGTTCCAGCTGTAGGAAATGCTAAAGTAACATCACCCGAAAATGTAATGGAGTTAGCAGTTACGGCTGTTATAGTATGAATATCTTCATCACTTGAAAAGTTTTCAAGCATATGAACAAGATTTTCAAGCATGACTTCACCCCATAAGGAATGTCCCATGCCTATAAGATCTATATCGGTTTGTCTACTATATCCACTTGGACCTGTTATAGCAGCAGGTACGACATTAATCGTACTTTTACTAGGATCAACAAAATTTATTGTGTAATTTTTCGCAGCCATTTATAAATTCCTATACATTATATCCATCAAGTAAAACATGCACGCCTATAATCCAAGATTTAGCGCCCGTGCAGCCTGCTGCACCAGACCAATCTAATTGTAATTGATATGATTCTTTTCTAACTGCGACATCTGGTGTACTATCAGGATAAAAAGTACCCGATTGACTGCCTTGTCCGTTAGTGTGTGGAATTACAGAAAGATTGATTGGAAGGGTATTGTTATTACATTTTGTATAACTGTTGACGCTAAATTTAAACGCCATTGTATTAATTGGCATAGCAGAATATGTTGAATAATTATCACCCAAAAGGCTGATTCCTGCGCCGCAGTCTTGTGTTAATTCTTTTATAATAGTTCCAGAGTCGCCGCCCATTTCTACTTCCATCAAAAGTTCACCCAAATAATTCCATCCTTGTTGGGTTACAGAAGGTTCTGGCATAGCAGTTCTATCACCAAGTATAGACCAGCCAGATGAAGTATAAATGTATAATAGTTCGTTATCTACGTTGAACCATGGTTGACCAATTACAGGGAGTGTTATACCGTTCCCTCTACCAAGATCTTTTTCATCTTTAGGTAATTTTAAATGAATGGCGGGATTATAATCGTACCAAAGTTCTAATGGGTCTGTAGTCGGTGTATGAAATGGGTTATAATCACCCAATACTTTTTCGGGGCAGGCATTATTTTCTAAAAGTCTGATAAGATTTTGATTAACACCTTCGCCCCACTTAAGCGCTCCAAATCCATAGATACGCAAATCTGAATTTCTTGAAACACCAGCAGGCCCATTAAGTTCGCCCGGACCGACTATAAAGGAATTCTTGGCGCGTTGTGATAATGTTCCATTATCATTAAACGCGGTTTTTTTGATAAAAAATGATTCTGACATATGCTATCCACTAAATGTTCAAGTATATGTCTATTTATCATAGGAATATTAACGCTATAATCCTAATTCTGTAATGTATTGTTTAATAATTTTAAGGTCTTGTGGATGGTTTTCGAATCGCTGTTTCCAATATTCAGGATTAATGATAGTTTCTAGAATGATTCTTTCTTCTTTAGTGGTGCCATTTATATAAAAATCTGCAAATTTCTTGCTATTCAATAATATCCATGGGGAAAGCCTGCGCTGGTGGAGAAGCTGGATAAGTTCATTTGGTGTAATAACATCGAATATTTGGCTTACTTCTACACCGGCCGCCTCCGCAATATCGAACATTGTCTTAATGGTTATTTTAGCTAAATCCTTGGCTGGTACTTTTCTAGTAATGTGTTCGAGATATCTGCGGTAGGCTGCATCTTTAGTCCAAAAATTTGGATCTACACCTATTCGCACCATTAAGTCTATGAATATCTTAACATCGGGTAGTTGTGTCTTTTTAACGAATTTGGCAAAGTTGAAAAAAGCGTTGAAATATTTAGAATTTTTAAAAGCATCTGATGCTGGAAGAACGCTATTGTGTTTTGTTTTCATCCAATCTCTATAATAATGCCATGCAGATTGCCCTGCGGCTGACTTAAAATCTTCTTCGCGCAGCATTTCTTTACATCTGTGTTTTAGAAATCGTGATTCTGACTTAAACCCGTGTTGACAAAATTCACATCTATACAAAAAATTTGTAGGCATTTTATATTAGCCTTGTTTTTAATTCTTTCTTAATGGTGGCTATTTCTGGTGGTTGTTTTCCAAGTTGTTCTGCAAAAGAAAGAACATCTTCATTAGAAATTAACAGCAATGCTTCCATAGCCTCAAGTGTACTATAATGAAAGTATTCTTTTATTACTTCTACCGACTTGGGTGTGCTAGTAGTCTTTTTTGATTTGGCTTTTATAAAGTTATACTTGTATTGTTTTCCAGACGTGCACAGTGACATAAGCTGATTTAACAGTTCCTTATGCTTTCCTAAAGTGAAAACAAATGGGTTAACAAGTTCATTTAAGAAAAAGACTTGTCTTGCGTCACTAGTACCTGACAACCAACGCATTATGATAAGCGGACTAATTTCTTTCTTTTCATCGTCGGAAAGAGAATTATAAAACTTACTATTTTTTCTACTAAGATTGTTAAGGTAGGTAAATAAATCTAACTTATATTCTTTAGCCATTTGGTATACTAATTCGCTTATTACAAAACTTACATTCTATATACCCATCTTTAAGAACTAAATGTTCGTATGGGTGGATACATTCATTAACCATTTCTTTACGCAACATTTGTATTTGATCAAGAATTGGCTGTTTTTCTTCTTTAATTATATTGAGTATTTTTTGCTGTATAGGTTCCAAATCTTCGATTAACTTTTCCATGTTAGCAAGTTTACGCTTCCAAGCGGTTTTTTCACTTCTATCAGCAAAATTGGATATTTTTTCAAAAAGAAGACGAACTTCTGCTTGGTCTTCTGTTTCGTTTTCTGGTTTTTTTCTTCTTGCCATTATTCTAAAATTCCCATTGCTTTATTATATGCATCGGTATTAACTGCATTTGCGTGCCATTTTTCTAGCGCAACACCCATACTTTCGGGAAGTGTTTTACCACCTTCAATATTAAAATCAAGATCCAATTGCTCCGCTATTTCTTTTGTTACAGTAAAGGATAGTGGAACATCTAAACCATTTGCAGTTACGTATGCATCGACTATTGCATCATATTGTTGCTGTGCTTTTTGCATTTGTTCCGGTACACGCAATCCTGCATATAGTCGTTGTCTAAAATATTCAAGGTCTGCCAATTCAAGATCTTCAAGAGTTGGAAGCGTTTCTACCAAACTGCCACGTGGTATGCTTCCATCCCTGACGAAAATAAAATCTTCTGTTAAGGATAGTGGATCATATGGATTATATCCATCGACTATACATGGTGATTTACGGTCTTCTTCATAATCGTCAAGTTTGGCTTTAAGTCTGTCAATTTCCATTACTTGCCATGATATTAATTCCATATATTCTTCGTTGGTTTCGCGTAACGATTTAATTTCATCTTTAAGCTCTACGATTCGCTCTCTATCAGAACGCATTATTCCAGCAGGTGTCCACCAAGTACTATAAGAATAATCGCCGCCAGCTTGTGCAAAATCAACACCAACTAACGTATTTTTGAAAAAATCTGGATTGGAAAATCCTATAGAGTGTTTTTCTGGCGTATTAATTAGTTTTATTTTTTCAATGGCTTCATTTAAAGATTCCATGGAAAATTTTATCGTTTCATCTACAGAAACAGAAGTAGATGTGCAATTTCCACCCGCAATTTCTGTAATCAAATGATCAGTCTCCAAATCTGCTCCACCCAAAAAACGTTCTAATACGAATTTGCTTGACATATAAGGATAATCATAGTTACCATTTAATTTAGGTTCTTCTTTTAACATTTTTTCTAATTCATCTAACATTGTTGTTTCCTTATATTTGTGATAATCTTATAAACATTCCTGCTGCATTAATTTCAGGATCTGCAAAAAGTGCATTCTTATAAAGATGGTCGGCCACAACTACTATACCAGCTTCCCACTTTTCTTTTTTACTAAATTTCTTCGATTTGTCGAGGTTTTCGTAAAGAAAACGATACAAATCTTCCCATTCTTCTGATGCTACATTACTACAAGCAAGTTTACGTGCATTTTCCCAATCATCAATAGTAATCATATCTAGTAATTTAAACTTATAATCACCAGATTCAGATTCTGCAACCAAAGATTGTAATTTACCATCAATTGTATTCTGTTGTAATAAATTAATTATTTTTCTTATATCTGGGTAACCAACTGCTATATATTTGTCTAATAGATCAATGGTAAATTTAACATTTTCTGCTAAAAGGAGTTTTGCAGTTAGTTCCGCAATCTCGTCACGGTCGGCAGCCTTAAATCTAAATTGTTGACTACGTGATTTAATAGGGGGGATTATTTTACTTTCGTAATTACAAGTAAGGATAAATCGTGCTGGACAGTTTGGGTCTTCCATATATTTGCGAAGAATTGCTTGCGCATTTAAGGAAAGATAATCTGCTTCTTCTAATTGAATAACCTTAAAACTACCCATAGCGAATGTAGTTATAAAGCTCTTAATTTTGTCGCGCATAACATCAACAGAGTTTTCATCTGATGCATTTATAAGTAAAACGTCTGATGGGTCTATATCTAATGCTTTTATTAAAATTTGGGCTATTGTTGTTTTTCCACTACCTTGGACACCAGATAACAACAAATGTGGAATAGTTCCATCCTGAACCATTTGTTGAAATGATTTTTTATGTGAAGCATCGTGAAAAACGTATTCATCGAATGTAGATGGGCGGTATTTTTCAACCCATAATATGTGCTTATTAGCTTTCATTTTTTATTATTCTCCATATTATCAGGGAATAATACTATATCATGATTACTATGTCAACTTTTTTTATTTGGGTTTCTGATTTTTTCTGTGACAATTTTTCTTTGAAGCATTTCTTCCAACATACCTCTTTGTGCTATTTGATCTGGGGACAATTCCTTATCTTGTAGTTCGTTTAAAGCTTTCTTTATTTCATCAACACCTATATTAGCAGTAGGGTTTATATCTTTCAACTCGATTTTCGCGACATTTACCATAGGTTCGACTTTTGTATAACCCAATTGTTTTTTACGTTCCATAATAGCATTATTTAACATAATAGTTAAAGCGACTGCTAATGGATCAAATGCAAACATAATGAATATTATCATCCATTTAGTTGCATCATCTGTGCTTCTAGCCATAGCCTTTGCTATAAAAATTATAGGTCCAGTATGAACTTCATTAACTAGTTTTTGTTGTTTTAACTTGGATATTTCAAGTGTTTTTTCATTTATTTGTCGCGTATATAATTCTATATCGTCGCGTAATTGTAGCAGTTCTGGTCCATAGGCTTTCATCAATCTTTGTCTACCGGTAATAAAATTATTAGGTAAGGCGGCTATATCCGTATCAATTTGTTTCCGACGATTTAAACGTTCTTCTTTAAATTTAAACAGTTCATCTTTTTCTGATTCGAGCAAGTGAATATTTTGCTCTTGTTGTTTTAGTGATAATGTATCTTGTTGGTAACCCATGGAAAGAAACCCGAAAATACCTGCGGATGTTATCAACATTAAAACTAGAATAGCAGATACCAAATATACTTTCATGAATCCAGACATTGTTTTTCTATAACGATAAACAGCAGAAGCGGCAACCAACTTTCCAGCTTCAAGAGAAGCCCCCATTATAACAACCGGCCAGAATATACCTGAGAAAATAGCGGCAAGGCCGTAAATACTGAAAAATGCGGCACTTCCAGCAATCGCTAGTGTTACTAATGATAAAATGATGATAAAACCCATAATGTTCCTTCTATTTAAAAGGTATTTATAGGTTTACGGAAGGTTATTATTGAAAATTTTCGTCTAGGGCAAGAACTTTAGACTCATCTGTACGCCAATATGATTCACCTTCGAATTTCACGGCTTCTGTCCACTGAAGTGCATCGATTAAAATCCTTGATCCTACATGAATATCTTCTTCTACTTCCGATCCTACAGATGTAACAATACCCCATCTTGGTTTTTTTGTACCTTCGTCAAAATTAGATATTTCAAATCCCCAGTCAGTTTTTTCGCTAAATTGCGAACGATTCTTTCCTTGATCTGATTTATGTACAATACTATCTTCAAATTGGAAGATAATATGATTTTTAATAGCTCTTAATGGCATTTTTTATTCCTTATTCTTCTGTTTTTTTCTTTCTTGCTTTTTGTTTAGTAGTAGTTGTTTTTTCTGTTGTAGTAACCTCTTCAACAGACATTTCTTCAGTGGCAGCAATATCCGCAGCCGGCTCTGGAAGTTTTGGTTCAACATTCACTTCTGCTTTATCAACAGGTACTGTCTTTTTCTTCATTCTACGCTTCAAACGGTTTTCAATAAAGTTCTGACGAGTTTTAACTTCTGTTGGTGTTGGTGCGGAAGCGATCTGTTCTTTGATTTTAAGCAAATCAAAATCAACAACTTCGCCTTTAGCGCTTCTAACCTTTCGTGGCATATTAATCTCCTGTTATATTATTCGGTTCGTAAGAAATCTTCTATATTTAGTCCATATTGGAAACTATCAATATCATGAACACCTATTAGGTATAAAACGTATGAAGATACGCTACTTCCGCGCCCTACCCCCCAAACAAGGTTCTTTTCTATCAATGTATTTATAATATATATGAGCGTTCTAAGTGTATCAAAAAGCTTCAATTTTCTATAAATTTCTAGTTCTTTAACGCATCTAAGCTCTCTTTCTTCTATATCGTTCGAACTCCCATCTATTTCAAATAATTTTTCTGCCACATAGGAAATTACGTCCAACGACTTATATTCGTCAGGAATATTCCATTCAAATGAACAATCTTGTACGTTTTGTTTTACTAGGATTTGTTCTTTTTTCGGAACATTAGCATTGAACTGCTTTATTTCATTAGTCAATTCTTCAACAAACAACGAATCTACAGATTTACCTGTCGAAATTCTTTCAATCAAATATTTTGCATTAACTGTAGAATCACCATCAAACCATAAAATTCTATCACTTAATTTGGTACTATTATGAGAATGAGCTTTCAAATGTTCCATTAGTAGTATCAATATCTGGTGTCTTAATTTTTCCACCATTTGCGGCAGGATTTAATAATTTCTTAGCCTGTGACGACATTTCAACCGGAGCGCTCATTGGGACGCCACCAGGTACAGGTGGAGCAGGCATAATACCCGGCACCACTGGTTGCGTCATCTGCGGCATTTGCGTCATCTGCGGATATTGTGGCATCTGCGACAATCCACTATTTCCTACGGTTTGTTTTTCAACGATCTTTTCAACGGGTTTTTCTTCGATTATACTATCAATCTTTTCACGAATTAATATCCATTGATCGCGATTGGGACACCAATTGTCCGGTTGTAATTCTTCTACACCTTGTAACCATGCTTTGAATTCACGTAATGTTTGTTTTTGCTTTCTTTTCTTTATTTTACTCATCTCAGATATCCTATATTATATTATATCCCCTGCTACCTTTTCCTTTAAATATTTGTTATATGAATCGGATGGGGCTACATTCACCCATGAATCGGGCGATATTGGATGACATAACATCTGGTATTTATTAAGACTTGGACCGATGTTGCGGTAGTTAGGCAAATAATCCATAACTACTATAGTTTCCAATTCGACCATAGACATATTCATGCCATATACTAATGCTTTAAATTCGCGGCCTGCAAGTTCTGATACTTCTACGACATCTAGTTGTAAGGTATCATCATCAACAACTAAGATGTTCCAATGCGCAGGAAGCGCAAACGGGAATCCCTTAATTGAAATTGCTATTGTTGCACAAACTACTTCTTCAAAAATCAATAATGGAGAAAGTGTAAAATCCATCATATTTAAATCAAGAACATACATATATTCCGATGGCATCGGACCTTGTACGTTATCGAGGATTATGGGGTCGTTGTTTTCATTAAAAATTAACATTATTCTTCTTTTTATTATAATTATAGATGTTCTATTTTACAATAGAATATATTAATAGTCAACAGTTTTTTTAATAAATGGGTATTTTGCTTCAGTATAATATTTAACCCTTTTTGTTACATGTCTTCTACTATATTTTAAATCAGAACAAATATCGTGAACGTGAACAAAATTCTTATCTTTTGCTTTTCTCAATCCACGACCAATAGCCTGAATTACACGTATGAATGACTTTCCTACATCTATCAATACAAGGTTAAAGATTCGTTTAATGTCCAATCCCGTTCCTGCAATATTGACTGTTGCTATAACTACAAGATTATCATTATCTTTAAATTTTTGGTATATTTCTTCACGTACAGTAACATGATCTTGTCCATGAAGGAATACTGAATCGGGAATGTGTTTTGCTAATTTCTTACCAAAAGCAACACCGTTAACAAGACAAAGAACGTTTCCTTTATCTAACATACTAAGATTTTGAATATAGTTTGATATCCACGACAGCCGCGACTTCTCCGTATGTAAAAATGATTTCTCTGCTGTAAAATCTGGAAAGTATGCATCTTTAAATTGTTTATAGGTTAATTTTTTAATACTTGGTTCATCTTTAATATCTTCCAAAAACTGTTTGTATTGTTCGGTAAGATTAACTTCCATTTGAAGAATATCAATCTGAAGATTGGATAGATGACCCTCCGCTATCAATTTGTGTGCAGGTACTTCGTATAAAACTTCGCCAACGGCGGTTTTTACGGACATTCTGTCACTTTCGCCTTCGGGTAAAGTACCAGTACAACCAAATCTAAATGGAATATGCTTTCCATGGTTGATTAACAAATCATTTAATACTGGGCCACGTAACCCTTGACATTCATCGACTATTACCATTTGGAATTGGGTAACAACTACAGGATTATTCTTTAAGGTTTGCCACGTTGATACGATATGTGTATGTTCTAAATCCTTTGCACTGCCACTATATTCGCCAACATCCAGCCCGAAAAATTCATAAGCCTTTTTTGTTTGATTGGTTAATGTAGTGTCTGGAACAATTATGACCGATCTAAAACTTGCGTAGCGTTCATATGACAATGCCAAAGCTGCACACATGCTGGTTTTACCTGCACCCGTTCCAGCAATAACAATTCCGCCGCCGTTTTCTATAAGTTTATTAACTGCTATTATTTGATAATCGCGGACTTTCCATGGCTCATCGGTTTCAGGATCTATTATATCGGAAAAGAAATCTTCACCGATTGGTTTAACATTAACGCTTGGCGTTCTTCGATTATCTTCAATTTGTACATTATATCCTAAACGGATTAAACTGGGGACGATTTCCTGAAGTAAATGTATAAAAGTTTTTCCATTCTTGTGGAAAAATCTAATTTTTCCATCCCATGTTCCCAGCTGATATTTTGGGCTAAAGTAATAACTTTCAGTAAGGATTCCATATTTTTCGTAATAGTATATAATATGGTCTGCATGAAGTCCTGTTATAACACAGTTGACTTCATCTATAAGAACGATTTTGCATGGTCTATTTTCAATCATTTCATACTATCTGGAACTAGTGCGGCATATTCTTCTTCTTTTTCCGGAGAATAAAACCCGTGTCCACTAACTTCTTCGTATAGTTGTCTCATGGTTGCTAGCGTTGCACGAAGAATTTTTTCGTGATTACCCTTTTCAACGTCTTCACCAAATATAGACTGATCATAGTAATCTGGTGACATTAAAGCATGGTCATAACGAATCGCCATGCTCATTAGCAAGCCTATTGGAGGTTCTTCTGGTAGTTTCATTTTTATATTTCTATGTATTCTAATTGTGCCACGCGTAACTTGGTTATATTAGATAACGCATAGTTACGTGTTGTAAAGGCATTGACTACTGCTTGATACAGTTCGTACATTTCTTCTACTTCTATTAAAATACTATGTATTTTTAAATAATCATTTTCACTATCGATATATTTCAATATATCGCGTTCTCCTAATGCACGGGAATAGTTTTCTTTATACGATTTGTAAAGTGTTCCACGAATACGATCTTCTTCCATTTGAAAAAATTTAACAAGTGATTTTAATTCTGCCCGACGTTGATCATAATAATGAAGCCATGCAGAGTTTTCACTATTGGAAACTTCTAATTTTTTACCTTTTATTTTTAGGCGCACTTCCGCATCTTCAAGATCTTTGTCATAAACCGCCAAAATTTCTGGCAGGTTTTGATATTTTTCACCAAGGTCATTTATTTTAGACATTTAACTTTTACCTTTTGTATTAAAAAGCATATATGCTTGTCTTTGTTCTTCTGTTAATTGTGATAAATCAAAATCATCATCTGGTGGTGGTGTATCATTAATTGGAGTAGAAAAGCTTTCTACTTTCTGCTTTTCGTGTATCATCTTTAAAAATTCTATTATATTCGCTTCGTTTGATGATTCGACTAATTCGAATGGAAGTGACATATGTACTACACGCTGAAAATAATCAAGATTGCTTTCCGTAATTGTTATGGTTTCACCTTCTATTTCTATTTGAGTTCCAGGTGTATAATCCACTATTCCTACAATAAGAACCATCCCATCCATAAGGTTGGCATCTTCCCATGCTACTTGTCCAGCCGCGAAAACAGGATCTATAGAATTAAGATATTCTGTTACGCAAACTAATGTTGTGTGAATTAATTCAAATATTTTGAAGGTTTGTTGTTTAAATGCTTCATCCCTTTCTTCGAAGAGTTCTTTCAGCGTTCCCATTTTTATACCTTTATAATTATTATTATTTTATTTATTCATTTTATAAATCGCAATAATTACCTAATTGTACCATTGCTTCATCATAATCGGAAGTCTTTTTTTCTATAATGCTTTTTAAAACATATAACTTCCCGTATTTTTTTACGGCGTCACTCATATCCTTACAACTTGAACCTATATCTGGTGTAGATATTGACCAGCCAAATTCCAATGCTTGTTCTGCTGCACGCTTTCCATCACCAAATCTATCTGGTATATAGATTTTTTCTCTTCGTGAACGATCTAACCACTGGCGTTGATAATCTGTTATAACATTTCCTAACGTAGCCACACCATCAATAGCAAATCCATCAAACCATCCTTCGGTTACAATTAATGGGGCGTCGGTATGTTCAAACAGTTTTTCAAAACCAAAAATAACCTTTTCTTTTGGCGTTGCAGGCGTTTCGTATTTCTTTGGAGCATCATACAATGCTCTACCAATATAAAATATAAGCTTATTATTTTTAAATATAGGCATAATAACACGTCCAAGCCATTTATGCAACTTTGGATTTTCGGCTTTATTTGCCAACATAAAAGGGTAACTATCTGGATCTACGCCACGTTCATCTATAAGATATTCACGTGCTGCTTCAGCAACAAAGTCGTCAGGTTTGGCATCTTTTAAAAAATAAAAGAACGACGGCATTGTTATTTCTTTTGGTTCAATGTTTGATATTGTTTTTTGTTCTTCTTCGCGATGGTGTGCACCGTCACGATATGCGGGGCTATCTAATATTACCTGTTGCCATTCGTCATCAGGTATACCAAACGCTTGTAAGGTATCTATCATCTTCTTCGGTATATATTCGTGTTCATATGGATCATATAAAGATTTATGTCCACAATTCCAACATTTATAAACAACCCTGGCACCATCAAATAGAAATGCACCACGAAATCCCTTTCGTGTGTGATCATTACATACGTGACATCTAACTGCTTGCCAGCCTTTGTGGTTTGGTGGTTGGAGTTGAACGTATTGTTTTATTATTTGTTCAAGCGTCATCCTAATATTATACCATAGGATAATTATATAAGCAACTATTGTAAGTCTTTTGCTTCTTTTTGTTTAATTTTAATCATCTTATTAAGACGTTTGCGGATTTCATCTGCTTGTAACCATAAATCTTCACCGCGAAGAATTGCGCTGAGTTCATCATCGGTTATAAATGGAACATAATAATCAAAAGCCATTTTTTTGAACCATTTAATGGTGGCTTCCAGTTGCTGATATTGTTCATTACCCTTACCATATGTTCCACTACTAAAATTATGAATCATCATCATACTATTTTCGTGAACTAAAAATTCGTCGGCTGCTAAAAATATTAATGAACCTAAAGAGCAAGCTTCACCTTCAAGGCTACAAACAATATGTGCGGATGAATAGCGCATGGTATTTACCATCTGAACGCCGGTTGTTAAATCACCACCTGGAGTATTTAAATGTATATAAACTAAATCTTCTTCGGTAGCTGTCCCCATTTTGTGAAACATGTCAACATATGCTTGTGGTTCACGAATTGGACCACTTAAATAAAAATGATGTACTTTCCGCATTACTGCTTGTTCATAGTAATGGAAGGGTTTTGTTAATTCATCTTCTTCATCGAGAATATCTACGTTGTCATTGTTTGTTTTTTTACTCATAAGAATTTTACCAATTTAATTTAATTTTTATTAGGTTATAAATGAAAATGGGAACCATAGGGTTCCCATGTAATTATTTCTTTACGTTTCTGAATTCTCGGTATTTTTTCATTGTCCATTCTTGGAACAATTTAGCATATGCTGGCTGCGGAAAATTCCAACCAATGAACATGCCAATAACGAGGATTAATATTGTGTCAAGCATTTTACTACTCCTCCCTGCTTTCGATAAAGATATTTATTGGGGGAGAATAAAAAAGGGGAAATCCTAAGATTTCCCCTTTAAGACTATTGGGTTACAAGGCGTCACCCCCGGATGGGCTTACGCAGCTAAGCGAAGTTCCTCATCGTAAAATGCGTCGTTTGCATTTATGGTTTTTATGCCATTTTCGGTGGTCATCTGCCGTATCATCCACTTACCATTCCTTGCCCCGTCGAATCCAGTTCATCCCCAAAATATCGTCAAATTGCCAAAAATTGGTGGAGATGGGGGTGTCGAAACCCCGTCCGCAACTTGTACTAAGTTCGCTTCATATGATAATAAATTATTTATTCTTCACACCACCATTCTTCAAAAGGTTTATAATATTCTTCAATTATTTCAATTTCCCCTTCAAAATTAGGAAGATCCTTACACTGCAATCCCCCCACGTTATAAGATAGGGTTATGTGTGGTTTATATTTGTCAAAATCGTATGTTGCCCCGTGTTCATTCATTAAAAAGTTGTGTCGTTTGACCAGTTCTGGACATTTATATTTTAAAACGAGGCACATATTAACAGTCCCGTCTTTGGTTGGCTGCGATGGCCATTTTACGAATTTGGTAAAATTACCGATCAGCGGGTTTTCAAATGTACCCGCCGGTTCATAGTCTGGAAGATGCTTTCTACTGAATAAAAGTGTGGTGTGAAGACTATCCGTTCTAACCCTATTGGGAATATTATTATCCTTAATATATTTTCTAATTGCTTTTTTGGTTTTTTCGCTAAACTTTACACCTGCATATGTACCCGTTTCTTTACTAATCGTTTCCATAATTATCATATGCCTTTTCTTTTAATTTACTAATCGTTCTTTCAACCCATCTTTTAGCAGCTTCACAACCATAAACTTTAACTTCATATACTTCTGATGGTGTTTTAACAGTAGCTGTATATTCACGTAGATGTTTTGGACCCGCCGTTTCATTTGGGTAAATAAAATAACTAAATGTTCCGATTTTTCCAGAACTGAGCAGCGTTGACATTATACACTATACCCTTTTATATGTCACGAAATATAATTCGTCGGTCTGTTCGCCTTCAACTATCTTATAGTGCTTATTTAGTAAATCTACTGGGAATCTTTTATCACAATTATACCGCTTATTTTTAACTATAGTCATATAAATCTTATCCGCATACGCTATAGCTTCGACAAACATTCTAAATCCACCAAGGATGAATATTTCGCGGGGATCTGTCGGATCGATAGAATCTGTAGCCTCTCTGATATTTTTAACTACAGTAGCGCCATGGGCTTTGAAATCGGGGTTGCTTGTTACTACAAAAGATAAGCGATTTGGAAGAATTTCTGTTGGTTCAGATATATCTAATTCCTTAGAATCTTCCGATTTATTTTCTTCGGCTTGTTTTTTCTTACGTTCCATGTACATGTTGTACATGTCTTCATACGTTCTTCTACCCATAATACAAATGCCGCCATCTGTAACCCTTTTAAAATGTTTTAGGTCTTCTGGTATGTCCCACGGGATTTTTCCGTTTTTTCCAAAACCGCCTTCTTCATCTACGGCTACAATTATCGACACTTGCTTCATAATCTCTCCATTATATAAACTTCCGCTAAAAGTTCTTCATATTTGCGCTGTGTTTCGTGTGTTAAATCTGTAACTATTTTATTATATCTTATACCACGAATTCCCCAAGGAGGCAACAAACTAGGTGCCGTAAAATCATAAAAAATTTTTGTAGGCTTCTTTGGTGTTTCTATTATATCCAAAAGTTTATCAAGAAAACTTTGGGTTCTGGGAACTTCAGGTAATAATTCTACTACCAATTTATTATTATCTCTTAAAGTCACCAGATTGCCCGTTTCTTTTATCCAATCTGCAAATACCCTACAAGTATAACGTGCGCAGGTTGCATTTTCAGTTATAAACAAGTAACGGTTTCCATTGCAATGTGGCCTTAAAAAATAAAGTAAACTAATCAAACGCGCAGTTGTTTTCCCACTACCACGGTGCCAAATTTCACCATTTCTTACTTTTCTAAGGCGGTCTTTATCTAATTCTTTTAAGGAAGTCATTTATTTTTAATAATATAATTAAGTTCTGTAACGTTAAAACAGTTGCGTTGGCGATAAGTTATATCCAAATTGGTAATGTTATTAGCAATATCCGATAATTTGTTATTGCGGCCATCACATATCACATTCCATTGGGTTATTTTTTTCTGTTCGACTAATTCTTCTAGATGCTCGTCTATGACTTCTAATATAGCATCGCGCTGATTATCACTATCCCACATTATTTCGAATGTTTCTATGATTTCATTTATGAGGGTACTTACCTCTTTCAATAGTGGTTTACTATTAACATGTTTGGTTTTTAACTTATAAGTTGAACGCATAATTTTGCCTTTCTATAGTAAATGATAAGTATGTAGTGTTGAAACACATCTTATGTTTGTAATATATGTCTATAATATATTTTCCGTTTTTCATGTCGGACGTTTTATTATTTCTTGAATCCGCAATTACGTTAATCTGTTCCAATTTGTAATTTTCTGCTTCTTCTAATAAAAGGAATTCTATTAACTTAACAATGTCGTCTATTTCTGATGCTATATCAAGTAATAATATAACAGCACCAAGATGTTCCTGTAACATCTTAAGTAATTTTTTGCTATGTACGTTCCGTTGTATCGATAGCGTGACATTCATAGTATTCTCCTTATACTGAAACTTGCAATTTAATAGCTGGATGACACTCGTAATCCACTATTTCAAAATCCTCAAATTTAAAATCGTCAATTTCCTTAACATCGGAATTAAGTATTAATCGTGGTGATGAATACGGTGCTCTTGTTATTTGTTCTTTGAGTGCATCGATGTGGTTCTTATAAATGTGCACATCACCGCCACGCCAAATAAATTCACCAGGTTCTAATCCAACAACTTGCGCAATCATATGTGTTAAAATACAATATTGGACAATATTAAAAGGCACACCCAATGCTACATCACAAGACCGCTGGTTTAACATACAGGACAACTTACCATCTGCAACATAAAACTGAAAGGTATAATGGCATGGTGGTAATGCCATATTTTCAATTTGACCAACATTCCATGCACTAACAATAATACGTCTATCATTTGGATTATTACGTAATTTATTTATAATATCAGCTATCTGATCTATATGTTCCCATTCTATAACAGCTTCTGGTGGATCGGTTTCGTAGTTTATATGTGCAGATTTTGCAACAGGCCATTTACGCCACTGGTAGCCGTAAACAGGACCAAGGTCGCCGTTTTCATCAGCCCATTCGTTCCAAATTCTAACGCCATTGTCTTGCAGATAATCAATATTTGTTCCTGCTTTCAGATACCACAGAAGTTCAAAGATTATACTACGTGTATGCATTTTCTTAGTTGTTAAAAGTGGTATGCTACCGTTTGCAAGGTTAAACCGCATTTCACGGGCAAAAACGCTTATAGTTCCTGTACCTGTTCTATCGCCCTTTTCTACACCGTTTTTAAGTACATCTTCTACTAAGTTTAAATATTCTCTATCATGATATTGTTTCGTCATTTTCTGCTTCTTTTTCTATTTTATAGAGTTCTGCCCGTCGGACCCACTTTTTCCAGGAGCCTTCCGCGCTTTTACGTGGGGTAATTTCTACACGTTCATCGATTTTATTATTTTTTAATTCGCGTTTGGCAACGCGACCTGTTAAGACAACTTCTACATCATCCAGTAGGAAGGTCTGTTGCTCCGAGGATTCTTGCATATTTATTTCCTTTTTTTATCATGGCTATTTTTAATTCAGCCGACAACTCTTCTGGTGTCTTATTTGGGTAGTGAACCGCCAATGTACCTATTAATACATTTATTATATCTGCCGCTTCTTCGATTGGTGTATCTTTCCAATCTTTATCTTTATGACGAAGAAATCCAAGTTCGTGAAGCATTACTTCATTAAATTCACCTACTTCTTCTGATAACTTCATTGTTAATGCATACGGTGGTGCATCTTCTTTAGACTGTGTGATATTAAATAAATGGCTTATTAAATTATCCCAATCAATCATCGCCTGTTTCATCGTCGCCAGTTAACAGTAAACACTCATCACCTTCTACCATTTCTTGTACTTTATATAGTATTTCTATTTGCTCATAGTCTAACGCACCAATATGTAAATCATCAGCATGATTAAGAATATAAAACAAAGCATTTTCCATATTTTTAACGTGAACAAATAATTCTGTGTATCCGTGTTTAGTTAACACGTCTTTTGGATTATACATTATTCTTCCTCTGCAACTAAACAGTCTTCAATATATTCGCGATGTTTAGAAAAAATTGGAATCGTGTAATCATATGTACCATCTTGGGTAATACAAAATCCACGCTTCTTCCAAACGTCACAATCATTCCAATTAATTTGGAATTTTTCCATTAACATGTCTTGAACTTGTGATACGTTCTTCCCTTGCAATTCCTTGTGTGAAAAGTAAAATTGCCCCAACATATTGATACTGTTGCGTGTGGCGTCTTGTTGTCGCCAAATAAAATAATTGGTTACTTCTTCCTTTGGAAGATTAAAAGCGCGTGCATCAAAAAGAGCCATACCCAAAGCAGCTGGCGATGCTCTATTAAATGTAAAAATTTGGCTATTAAATGCAGCTGTGGCCATAGATGCCGATACCGATGCCATTTTTTGTATATTTGCATCAAACCATGCATCCGTGTTTAGTTTTTTCCAATCGTTTAGTAAAATTGAAATTTCATCAGATTGGGAATAAGCCAAAACAGCATTCTGAATATTATCCATTAGATATTGTGTAGTATTACGCATAAAACTATGCATTAAATTACTATACGGATTTATATCTAATGATTCGTCAACAACTTTTAATTGTTTTGTCCATGTGTGAAAGGCTTTTCCGTCAAGTCTAATAATAACAGGAGAACGACGAAGCAGCTTCGTTCTTGAAACTGCTTCGTAACCTTTCATGCGATCACCTAGAGCTGTTTTATCCATTACAATTTTCCATTAATGTGCATCCAGCGTGAAACTATAAGTGCACCAAAATATACATAGCCAAGTAAGCTAATAAGTGCTGTTTCAGATGTAACGAATATTAAACCTAAAACAGTCAAACCTACCAAAACCCACAAAGCTTTTTCCTGTGTTAGACCATCAAAAAAGACATTAAAATCTTTAATTAGTTTTTTCAATTTTTGCATCATAACCTCGCTTTGGAAAACAGAATGTAGAACCTTTGTTTGTACCGACAATAAAAATACATTGCATGTGTGGTGCTGTCTGCGGCGTAAATTCATACAATCGCATATCACCGCCTGCGGCGGAAAGTCTTGTTACTTTATCTGCACTAATAGTTGGTGTAGTAAGTAAAGAACCGTCATCGAACCATTGTTTTTTTACGTATATTATACCAGAAATTAAAATAAGTATAAGTACTGTAATAGAAGCGATCACAAATTTGTTCATTTTGCTAACCCGAATGTGTTAAGTTTACCCATAAGTTCCGCTTCCCATTTGGAATAATGTACAATTTTTTGATTTGGTGTACCATTTAAAATACTAAGTAGCCCTTCTTCTATTAAAGTCGTAGGTGCAGCGGGATTAGAACGAAGTTCTTTGGAACCTTCGTAAATTTTTTCTGGGAGGATGATACCAATACAAGTTAATGCACCGTCAAGTGCATCTTCACCTTCATAGAATTCTGCCCATGGGAATGGATTTTCGTAATCGTTGAAAAATCTGATTAAGTCACGAATATTTTCACCATATCCTGCATTTAATAGAACCATTGTTTTGTGAGAACTTGCCCAATCAATCAAAAGTTCATGTTTTTCTTGGCCAGATGCTGGGGTTAAATATTTTGTAAACATTTCAGCGGTGACATGGGCGGCTTGTATGCCCTGTTGAATACTAGACAGGTACATATTTCCGAAATAATAGGCTCGCATGTAAAATCTCCAATTTGCAAAGGATATTTTACATTAGGTGAATCTTGATGTCAAGCTAAAAGCTGGTTAAATTAAGGTTTCTTCCGTTGCAATTATCCAAGATTTAACAAATTCACTTCGTACAATGTCATATTTGTTAAATTGGACAATATCGATTTCTTCCATAGTTTTCATGACTTTAATAGCATCTGCCAAACCACAAGTTCCGTTTTTTCTACCATCAAGGTCTGTTTGCTTAACATCGCCAGCTATTATAACGCGTGTATTTTCGCCAATTCTTGTCATAATAGAATCGATTTCATGAAAAGTCATATTTTCAGCTTCATCTATAACGATAATAGCATTATCCCACGTTAATCCACGAATGAATGAAGTTGTCATAAATTCGATGATTCCAGCATCTTTCATATCATGGTATGTGGAAGCCCTACCAACCAATTCCCACATGATGTCTTGATATGGTAGCTCGTATAATGCCGTTTTTTCGTCAAGATCGCCGGGTAAAAATCCAACATCTCTGGTAGGCACCGCCGAACGTACAATTATTATACGATTTTGATGTTTCTGGATGATTTCAGTTATTGCGAGATATAGCGCTAGAAATGTTTTTCCGGTTCCTGCTGAACCTGTTGCACATATGTTTTTTTCATTGTACCACGCATGAAACATATCTTCTTGCGTTGGTGTAAGGGGTTTAACTAATTTTATATCGTGCTTTGACCACGTTTTTCTTTTTACTTCTTCCGTCATTGCTCTCCCATTTTGTACTAAGGCTAATGTTACTTCTTCCAATTGTGCTTTTGCACCGTTGCGGCGTTTTTTTGCCATCTATTGCAACCTCCTCTTAAGTAAAAAGGTTATATTTTTATTTATTTAACTTTTTGACAAACCAAAAAAAGGGCGCTATATCAGCGCCCTAAGTACTTCTCTTGGATGATTTAACTTATTATTTTTTTGAATGTTAATCATCTTCTTCCAAGAAAATATCAAGTACCGCTTCATCACCCGCAATATCATATACTGCTCTAACATCATTTGAAGGGTCTACAGATTCCAATCGTACATTATATCCCCACAAGGATGCAATATAACGAAGTGTATCAGTTGTGGATTCCGATTCCAACGGACGCTTATTTACCATATAATGGCGAAGAGTCAACGTTCTATCACCCCAACGATCAACATCATATACCTGGATATCTGGAATCTGATATCCAATATTATATTGCTTTGCAAGTATATCGCGGATAGTTTGATATCCTTGTTTATTGTGTATGCCGCTGACAAGAAGTTTTGGATCTTGTTCATCATCGTGGATAGCAAACATTCTAAAATCACGAATTAATTTTGGTGATAAAAATTGTTGTATGAAACTTTCATCTTTAAAGTTTTTAATAGCCCACTTAATATTTTTTAACCAATCTCCATTTCCAACCCATTCTTGATTGCCAAACCAATCACGGTCTTCTTCTGTTGGATTCATAGAAACACGTTCAATGTCTTGATACATCGCAAAACCTATAGCATACGGATTAATTCCACTATAGTAAGGACTATCAAAATCGCTTTGTCTAATTACGCCCGTGTGTGAAGCATAGAATTCAAGCATAGCGCCATCATCTAATACGCCACAATCATACAAATCGTGCATCAATTTATGATGAAAAAATGTAGCGCATCCTTCATTCATTACCTTGGTTTGACTTTGTGGATAAAAATATTGTGATACTTTTCTTACTATGCGCAATATTTCACGTTTCCAAGATTCCATTCTTGGTGCATTTTTTTCAATAAAATACAGAATATTTTCCTGTGGATCTTTCGGAAAACGCTCTTCTTCTTGTTTCGATTTTTCTTCCTTGGTTCTTGGAACCGTATTCCAAATTTCGTTAACTTGGGATTGGCGATAAGCTTCACGTTCCTTTCTAAGTTCTTCCGATTTTTCAAAAGAAAGTGTTTCTGGATGTTTATACTTATCAACACCGTAACGTTGTAAAGCGTGTGCTGCATCTATTACAGCTTCAACTTCATCTTGACCGTAACGTTCTTCACATTCACGAATATATTTTTTAGCAAATGCGAGATAATCGATAATACCTTCAGGGTCTGTCCATTGTTTAAAAAGATAGTTGTTTGCAAAGAAATGATTATGACCAAATGATGCGTGTGCTATAACAAGCGCTTGCATCATCATAGTATTTTCTTCCATCAAATATGCAATACATGGATTAGAGTTGATTACTATTTCATATGCCAGCCCCATTCGACCGCGACGATATTCTTCAAGTTCGCGAATGAATTGTTCACCAAACGACCAATGTGGATAGTATAATGGTAATCCAACAGATGCATATGCATCGAGCATCTGTTCAGAAGAAATAATTTCTAACTGATTAGGATAATATTTCAACTGATATTTTTCGTCAGCAATTTTCTGAAGTTTAAGATAGACTTCTTCTACTTTATCAAAAGACCATTCTTGACCTGATGTAATTTTCATTTTGAATCCCGTTTTTCAAATAAGCTTCTAAAAATAGGGTAGATTTCTGTGACATCCCGAATTATAGCCATTTCAAGATTTTTGAATTCTGACTTTAAGTTAGAATAATGTGGCCACAGATCACTTTCACCACCATTGCGATATTGATCTACTTCAATATATGCAAAGTATTGGCTTTGTGGTAAAAGGGATTTTTTCATGATATCACAAGATACTATGTTATCATGTCCCCAGTTATCGCCATCAGAAATTTGAACACCGAAAATATTCCACTGGTTAGTAGGGTATCTATCAGCAATAATTTCTTTCATCAGCTGCAATGCAGATGATACGACGGTTCCGCCAGTTTCACGTGAATGAAAAAATTCATCTTCAGTTACTTCCATCGCACGTGTATGGTGGCGTATCCAAACAATGTCTACACGTTCATAATTATAATGAAGGAATAAAAGCATCAACATAAAAAAGCGTTTTGCCATTTCCTTTTCCCATTCACCCATACTAGCAGAAACGTCCATAATACCGAACATTACCGCCTGTGTGGTTGGAATAGGTACTTTTTCCCAGCGATTATAACGCAAATCTACATCGTCAATAAATGGTATTGCTTTTATTTTTCGCTTAAGTAAGTTAATTTTTTCATTGAGTTCTTCAATGCGATTCTTATTTTTTTCGGTTGGTTCAAGTCCAGCCAATTCTTCAAGAAGGGCTTTTAACTTTTTCTTCTTTGGTGAACGTAAGCCAAGTTTGCGACCCTTGGCACGCTTCATCGATTGAAGTATATTCAATCTACTAGGATTCCCGTCTACAGAAAAACCAGCACGACGATTTTCAAATTCTTCAAGCTTGGTTATACTTCTTTTAACGAGATCGGGTAATTCTAAATCTTCAAAAAACAAATCAAGAAATTCATCTTTGGTTAAATGAAATGAAAACTCATCGTCACCTTCACCAGAATCAGAACCTTCTCTGCCGCCGCCGCCACCTCCACCTTCTTGTGGACGATCTTCACGATCACCTTGATTATATTTCTTATTTCCCGGCATAACCCAATCCTTAACTCCACCTTTTTTATCGTGGTGAAAAGTTGGTTGGTCTAATCCTTTGCCTGGAATTTTAATTTTCTTTTCTTTACTATTAACGATATCACCAACACTACCATCGCGAATTACTTCTTTAACAGCCTCGCGGACTTGATTTTTTACGCGTTTAACGAAACGACGACGATTATCTGTGCTTTTTCCTTTATCGTTCTTTCTGCGGTCTATAATGTTATATGCCATGTGGACTCCGTTGATTTAATAGTTGGGGGTAGAATCCTACCCCCGTTTCCTATTAATTGTTTTTGGTGTAACGCATATACCATTCGACTGCTAAACGTACTTGCTTTTGGGTATAACCCTTATCCATCATACGTTTTACAAAGTCGTTATGCTTTTCTTCCTCTTCCTTGGAAGCCTTGGTATTGAATGAAATAACTGGAAGGAGTTCTTCAGTATTAGCGAACATCTTCTTCTCGATGACTTCGCGCAACTTCTGGTAAGATTTCCAATCTGGACTTTTGCCTTCATTATTAGCTTTGGCACGAAGGACGAATCCAACAACTTCATTACGGAAATCCTTTGGATTAGTAATGCCAGCGGGTTTTTCCATCTTTTCAAGTTCTTTGTTTAACGCTTCGCGGTCAAACATAGTACCTGTATCTGGATCGCGGTAATCTTTGTCCTGAATCCAAAAATCTGCATATTGGATGTATCTGTTAAACAGATTTTGACCATATTCGTGGTAAGATTCCAAGTAAGCTTTTTGGAGTTCGTCGCCAAGGAATTCAGCATATTTTGGTGCTAAAATGCCTTTAATAAAAGCGATATATCTGTCTTCAATTTCTGGTGGAAGTTGTTCTTGTTGAATTTGCTTACCCAAAACATACATTAAATGAATTGGATTCGCTGCAACTTCTTCAGAATCGTAGTTGAAAACCTTAGAAAGTATTTTGAAAGCGAAACGTGTAGATGAACCTTCCATACCTTCAGAAACACCCGCAACATCTTTATATTCTTCTAAAGATTTTGCTTGTGGATCTTTGTCCTTCAGGTTTTTACCATCATAACTTTCCATTTTTGAAAAGATGTTGCTATTTTCTGGTTCAACCAAACGGGTCAATACTGAATATTGCGCCATCATTTCAATTGTTCCCGGTGCACATGGTGCGTCTGCGAGTTCTGAAGTAGCAATAAGCTTTTTGTAAATTTCCGTTTCCTCCGAAGTACGTAGGCAATAAGGAACTTTGACAATGTAAACACGGTCAAGGAACGCTTCATTGTTTTTGTTGTTGCGGAATGTTGTCCATTCTGATTCATTTGAATGTGCAAGAACGATACCTTGGAATGGGATAGCACCAAACTGTTCAGTACCATTATAATGACCTTCTTGTGTAGCGGTCAATAATGGGTGAAGCATTTTGATAGGCGCTTTGAACATTTCAACGAATTCCATAATACCTTGTGTGGTAACGTTCAAGCCACCTGCCCAATTGTATGCATCTGGATCATGTTGTTCATGTTCTTCAAGTTCACGGATGTTAACTTTACCAACCAACGATGAAATATCTTGGTTATTTTCATCACCCGGTTCTACTTTAGTAATACCGATTTGTTTTAAAATAGAAGGGTAAATCTTAACAACTTTAAATTGTGAAAGATCGCCGTCTGCTTCTTCTAGGCGCTTAACAGCCCATGGTGAAATAATATGTTTCAAGTAACGAACAGGAATACCAAATTCTTTTTTAAGAGTTGGACCGTCTTCTTTGGAACTAAAGATATTAAGTGGTGATTCATAAATTGGTGAAGTTTCCCACTTTTCGCTTTCTTGATTGTATGCACGTAGTGCGTAAATAGGAACACGCTGCATAAGTTCCTTGAGTCTTTCAGATAAGGATGACTTACCGCCGCCAACAGGACCAAGCAAATAAAGAATTTGCTTCGACTCTTCCAATCCCTGTGCAGCGTGTTTAAAAAATGAAACGATATTTTCTATAGTATCTTCCATACCATAGAAATCTTTAAACGCTTCGTAAATTTTGATTTTACGATTTGAAAAAATACGACTTAGACGTTCATCATTACGCGTATCAACAAGTTTTGGCGTACCGATAGCCATTAACATACGTTCTGCGGCGCTGGCGTATGCACCACGATCTGCTTTACACAAATCGAGGTATTCTTCAATGGTCATTTCTTCCGCGTGTTGAGTTTCGTAACGTTTTTTGTAGTTTGCAAGTATGCTCATGTTTAACCTCTTAGTTGATGTAGTCCTGTTGGCATAGAACTATACTATTGTAAAATTTTGAAGTTGTCAACCGTTATTAACTTTTAATTCGTATCCATTCTTTCTAGAATATCGCGTTCTTTATTAAGATCACGATTAATAGCATCTTCAGAAGTAAATTTATTTGGGTATCTTGCTTTAAGTTTTTCGATAACTGTTTCAAGAATTGTAACCCAATTGATGCCTAGTTCGTCAACACCGATTGCTTTATACCAATCAATATCGCCAAATTCTTCGGCGATGTTTACATTATCCATGTTTTCACCCTTAATGTCAAGTGCTTCTAATAATTCGGTTGATTCTGTTGATATTCCAACAATAGAATGAAACAATCGTGGATTAATATCTAATTTGATTTTATCGAGTTCGATTTGTTCCAATGGTATGCTACTTAATGCACGGATTGCATAACCTAATTTAACGTTATGATCTAAAAACACTTCTACGTTATATGGTTTGTTATAAAAAACATTTTTCTTGATTTGATCAAGAATGTTTCCTGCATGAATTAATATGTTAATT